TTAACGGCGTTCGCTTTTCTTTTTTGCCACCTGTATGCCGCCGAGCCCACTGGCCTCTGCCACCCGGTTCGCGCCGTCCCGCGCCAGCTCGAGGTTGGGGACGAGGTAGCGCCTGGTGGTGCGGCCGTCCTTGTGGCGCAGGGCCTCGCCGATGGCCCGCTCCGGCGTCCCGGCCTCGGAGAGCAGGGTGGCGAAGGTGGCGCGGAGGCGGTGGGGCGTGAGCCCCGGGAGGCCCACCGCGGCGCCGGCCGCCTGGACGTAGGGCCGGGTCCATCCCCGGGGGTGCGGGCCGCCCCGCTTGCTCGGGAAGAGCAGGCCCTCGCGCCGCTGCCCGATCCAGGCCTTGAGGAGGGGGAGCATCCAGTCCGGCAGGGCGATGGGCTTCGCCTCCTTGCCCTTCGTGCCGACGACGGGGTCCCATGGGGTGAAGGCCCGGGCCTTCAGGTCCACCAGCTCGATCCGGGCGTGGCGGGCCTCGCTCTCCCGGGCGCCGGTGCCGGCCATGAGGGCGGCGATGCCGAAGGCGTGGGGTGGGGCGTGCTCCTGCAGGTGCTCCAGGAAGGCCCGGAGCTTGGTGGTGGGCAGGTGCGGCCTCGGTTGCTCCTGGACGCGCTCCATCTTCGAGCGGTAGGGCCGGGCCTGGATCTGCCCCAGGTGGATGGCCCAGCCCACGACGCAGTTCAGGGCGCGGAGCAGGGCGTTGCGGCCGCCCGGGGTGTTCTGGCGGCCCAGGTGGTTCTGCTTCTCGAGGAAGGCCGCCAGGGCGGACTCCACGGCCGACGTGGTCAGGTCCGGCAGGCGGGTGTCCAGCAGGTGGGCGAAGTGGCCCTCAATGGCCCAGCGCACGTTGTTCCGGTGGCTCTTGGAGCGGGTGTTCCGGTGGTCCTCGAGCCAGCGGCCCAGGGCCTCCCTCAGCGTCGGCGCGCCGGCGACGGTGGGGATCCCCGCCGCCGCCTTGAGGGCCTCGTCCTTCAGCTGTTTCTTGATGGCCACGGCCACCGCCTTGCTGGCGGTCCCAGTGGAGCGGTGGACGTGGATGTAGGTCGGCTTGGCTCCCGGCGGGGCGCCCGGCGGCGGCTTGCGCTGGACCTTGAACTTGACCATCCAGACGCCGTCGACCAGGGCCAGCCCGTCCTTGAACTTGCCGGCCACGGTCAGTCCAGGCGCATGGCGCGCAGCTCGTCCAGCTGCGAGCGGTAGTACCAGTCCATCCGGGCCTGCTGCTCGGCGCTGATGGGGAAGACCTGATCAAAGGCCTGGTTGATGGGGATGCCGTCCTTCCGGCTGCGCCGCAGGATCTCCTCCACCACTGCCCGGTGGTCGTGCTCGATGCCGGAGTGGTTCAGGACCATGTCGACGTAGAGCATGGCGCGCTGCTCGTCCTGGGTGAGCCGCGGCCCGCGGTCCCGGATGGCCTGGGCTCGCTGGTCAGGGGCCAGTCCGGCGGCACGCACCAGAAGCGGACACCCGACGAGGAACAGCACGGCGGCCGCCGCCGGGGCGCCGATGAACATCAGGGCCAGTTTCCGGCCGGTGTAGACCTTCCCCCCGACGTCGATCTCCATCACATCCTCCTCACCGCGCACGCCACGCGGCCCACGACCTCCAGGTCCTCCCCGCTCTCGGCGCCAACCTCGAAGGGGGGATAGGCCGGGTTCCGGCTGAGGATCCGGATGGATCCCCCTGGCAGGCGCTGCACGCCCTTGACCAGGAGGCCCTGGCCGTGGCGGAGCAGGAAGGTTCCATCGCCGCGCCGGCTCTCCGGGCGCAGGTCCACGACGACGAGGTCCCCGCTGGACAGCACGGTTTCCATGGAGTCGCCCTCCACGTGGACAACGGCTGTCTTGCTGGGGTCGAGGCGCAGGCCGTGGCGAAGCCACGCGGTGGAGAACAGCACTTCGTCGGCGACCTCCTCCACGCCGTTCTCGTAGGCGGGCCCGGCGGCGGCCTTGACGGCGTATACGGGGATGGCCGTGTACCCCTGGGGGACGGCGGCGATCTCCTCGCGCCGGGCCTTGGCCGCGGTCTTCAGGGCCTGGACGGCGGGCCGGCCCAGCAGCGCCTGGTCCACCGCCTCGGCGTCGGCGCCCTGCCGGATCAAGGCCTCGCGGACGCGCTGGCTCTCCTGCAGGTTCCGGGGCCCGGCCTGCAGGATGCGGGTCACGGCCTCGGGGCTGAACCCTTCGGCCTGGAGGGCGCCGGGGGTGTCGGGGTGGGCGCCCAGCAGCGCCTCGCCCACCCGGCTCGTGGCCCACATCAGCCCTTCGCCGTGCCGGAGCCATGGCCAGAGCACCCCGCAGGCCATGGAGAGCTTCAGGAGGGTCCCCTCCTTGATGTTCCGGCTTTCCGGGCTGTCCTCCGGCGCCTCCCACTTCGCCAACATCCCCTTCCCCACCCCCGCTTGGGCCTCGAGTTCCGCCCGGCTCAGGCCGGCGGCTTCCCTCGCAAGCCGAATACGCCCACTAATTTGGGACGAATTGGGGAGATTTGATGGATTTTGACCTTGCATCGGGGGTTCTTTGGGGATGTTCAAGCAGCGCATTTCCACGACCACACCACCAATGGGGGGAACCATGGATGGGTCCGAAAGCCTGGCGGGGCAAGGCCCGCGTGACGCATTGTACCACATGGCGGCGCCGCCGTCACCGCCCTTGGTTGAAAGGTTCAGATTTCAGGGCCGGGAGACCGTCCGGCTGGTCCTGCGCGACGGCGCGCCCTGGTTCGTCGCCTCCGACGTCTGCGGCGTCCTCGGCATCGTGAACCATAGGGACGCCATCGGCGCCCTGGACCCGGACGAGCGGGGGCAGTCGGTATTGCCGACCCCCGGCGGCGGGGCCCAGCCCACCAACCTCGTCTCCGAGGCCGGGCTCTACACGCTGATCCTGCGGTGTCGGAAGCCCCGCGCCGTGTCCTTCCGCCGCTGGGTGACGCATGAAGTGCTGCCCAAGATCGCGCGGACGGGGGAGTACCGGGCGCCCCAGGCCCCGGCCCACGTGGTCCCGCAGTCCTTCGCCGAGGCGCTCCGGCTGGCGGCCACGCTGGAGGAGGAGCGCGCCGCGCTCTCCACGAAGGTGGCGGTCCTGGCCCCGAAGGCCGCGGTGGCCGACGCCCTGACCGACGCCAAGGGTGCGGGATCCCTGCGGGCGACCGCCCAGGTGCTCGGGACGGGCCGCCAGCGCCTCATCGACTGGCTGCGCCACCGCCGGATCCTCCTGCCCAAGGAGGCGCTGCCCTACCAGGAGCACCTGGACCTCGGTCGCTTCCGGGTGGCGGTGTCCGTGTACCGGGACGACTACGGGGAGGAGCACGTCTGCCGTAAGACCCTCGTGACCGGGAAGGGGCTGGTCTGGCTCCAGGGCCTCTGGGCCGCCGACCACGCGACGGAAAGGGCGGCTTCGTGAGCGGCGGGGGGCGTGTCTTCCCCACGAAGAAGGCCCTATGTCTGGCGGTGCTCCGCGCCGGCTACCAGCGGGTGGAGCACTTGATCGGCGAGAACCCGGATCTGGCGGCCCAGGAGCAATGGGACGCCGCCGCCACGGCCTGGGTGGAGAGCGGCGACGTCCTGCTGCGCCTCATCCACGAAGAGCGTCATCCAGTGGAGGTGGCCAATGGCGGCTGATCTCGACACCCACCGCTCGCGTCGGCTCTCCCGGATCCACACCGAGGTGATCACCGCCCTGAAGGCCCAGGGCGCCATCGGCACCCGCGCCCTGCGGGACCACATCAGCGACTGGCCCTACCGGGATCTCCGGCTGGCCCTGGACCAGCTGCGCCGCGATGGCGTCGTGGAGTTGCGGGGCGTGGAGCACCACCGGGGCAATTCGGGCGTCTACGTCCTGGTGGCGTGATGAATCTTCCAAATCACCCCAAAACGCCCCAAATTGATCTTGATTTTCGGCCGGGGGCGCTCCAACCTTCAGCTGGGCCGAAAACCCACAGGCATCACGCACCCCTAGTTCCGCGTCCAGGGCTCACCTATTCTTGGCGTGGCGGGTGTGGGGCGGAATACAACACCTCACGCCAAGTAGGGAATACCCCCGCGCCCGATCCTGTGGCGTTTTCGGCACCCGCCGCCTCCGCGCCGGAGGCATGGGCCGCCGAAACGGCCCCCGAAGAACAGGAGGGCGAGATGCCCATTCCCAACCCCGCCAGGCCGGAGGTCCATCGGAAGGTGGGGGTCCACGTCATGGACCCCGTCCAGAAGACCCTGGTCATCGCCTTCAAGGCCTACGACCCCATGGACGGCCACAGGCTGGCCCTGCGGCTGTCCCGCATGGCCGAGTTCCAGGGCTGCTACGCGGTGCTCTGCGGTCGCGCCGAGGGTGTGGCCTACTACCCGGGCTCCATGGTCCGCGAGGCCGCTCCGCAGGGGGTGGCCTGATGCTGCCGCCGCCCTTCACTGGCCCTGAACTGATCCCCGTGGCGAACCGCCTGGACCGGGGCCTCGACTGCTCGCGCTGGGAGTCCATGCGGCTCCTCGCCACCCTTCGCCTCGCGCTGGGCGCCCTCCTGGCGGAGCGGGTGGGCTCGCCCCACAGCCCCGCCGTGCTGGTTGACCACGACCTCCTCAACTTCGGGTGCCACCCCGCCGTGCGTCAGCAGGACCGCGGCCGGATGGTGCCTCCCTCTCCGTCGGAGCCCCGATGACGAACACCACCACCACCGAGCGCCCCGTCGGGACGCTCCTGTCGAAGGCCGCCCTGAATTCCGCCCTGCTCGAGCGGTTCCACGGCGGCAAGACCTTCGAGGACCGCGAGACCTACGTCGGCGCCTCGGAAGTCGGCACCTGCCTGCGCCTCGTGGCGTGGCGCAAGCTCCACCCCGCCGAGTCGCAGATCACCGACCCCAAGAGCGCCGGCCGCATGCGCGCGGGCACGATCCTCGAGAACGAGTTCGTGCAGATGGTCCGCCTGGCCCTGGGCGGCAAGGTCCGGGAGACGGGCGGCGCGCAGGCCGAGATCGTGGTGCCGGACGCCCCCATGCGCCTCCACCCGGACGGCCGCATCCTCGCCTCCGCCATCGCCGATCTGGCGGGCCACGAGATCCATGTCCTCGGCGTCGACGGGAAGCCCATGGTGCTCGACGCGCTGCCCGAGGGCGACGGCGCCCTGGAGATCAAGACGGCGGCCTCCTACCAGATGCGCCGCTTCCTCCGCGAGGGCCTGTCCCTGGCCTACAAGGACCAGACCCAGTGCCAGACGGGTTCCCAGGGCCTGAAGTGGGGCCTGCTCGTGCTGGGCAGCCGCGAGAACCTCGAGGACGTCGCCGTCTTCTTCTGGCATGCCGATCCCGACGCCTACGAGGCGGCGAAGGAGCGCGCCCGCAGGACCATGGCCGCCGTCGAGAAGATCCAGGCGGGGATCCTCGAAGAGCAGGCTGGGCTCCCTGAACCCGACACCGAGCGCGGCTACTGCCAGTACTGCCCCATCGCCGACACCTGCCCGGCCCTGGTCGCCGCAAAGGCCGTCGGCGATGCCGCACCGATCCCGCCCGACCTCCTGCCTGACGTCGAGGCGCTGGCCGAGACCTACCTGGAGCTGAAGCCCCAGGCCGATGAATTCGAGGAGGCCAAGAACACCTTGCGGGACCTCCTCATCAACGCTGGCGTCACCAAGGGCGACGTGCTGCCCGACGGCACGAAGATCTCCATGACGCTCAACAAGGGCAAGACCACCGCCGACGCGAAGGCTCTGGCCCGCAAGTACCCCACCGCCGCTGCTGACCCCGAAGTCGTGAAGACCGGGGATCCCTACTTCGTCATGAAGATCACGCCCACCAAGGCCTAGGAGCAACCCATGAACCAGCCGCTTCGCACCCTCGAAGCCATGCCACTGCAGGCGCCCCACGGATCGGGCGCCCACGCAGTGGTCAACGCCGCCGCCGCCCTCGGCGGGATCCGCGACCGCATCCAGATCATCCAGCGGGCCATGAAGGAGTCCATGCAGGAGGACGTCCACTACGGGAAGATCCCCGGGACCGAAAAGGCCACCCTGCTCAAGCCCGGCGCCGAGATGCTCTGCGCCCTGTTCCAGTTCAGCCCCGAGGTCGTGCCCACGCAGGTGGCGGACTACCCCGACGTCGTGCGCCCCTGGAAGGGCCGCCGGAAGAAGTGGTTCGACGGGCCCCGGGGCCGGGATTTCTCCTGGGAAGAGATCCAGGGCGAAACCTCCGGCTACTACGAGGTCATCTCGACCTGCACCATCCGCGCCGCCAACGGGGCCGTCATCGCCACGGCCGCGGGCTCCTGCAACAACCTGGAAAACAAGTACCGCGAGCAGATCGTCTGGGACGTCCGGAACACGATCCTGAAGATGAGCGGCAAGCGGGCGCTGATCGCCTCCGTGCTGCTGGCGACCGGGTGCTCCGACATGTTCACCCAGGACCTGGACGACGACTGGGACGGCGAGCACGACGCTCCCCCAAAGGCCGCCAAGCCCTCCGCGGGCCCGCGGCCTGCAGCTTCGGCGCCGGCGGCCCAGCCCTCGGGCGGAGCGGGGGGCGATGACTGGGGCCCCTTCCTCAGCGAGAAGCAGCGCGGAGCCGCCTTCAGCAAAGTCAGCAAGCTGAAGCTCGACCACGATGCCGGGCACCGAGTCCTCCTCGCCGTCTCGAGGGGCCCCAGGGGCGCCGCGGTCGAGTTCATGAACGTCCTGTTCAGCCAGGACGACGCGAAGATCCGCGCCGCCTTCGAGGGCCATCCGGCCTGGAAGGCCTCGGCTCCGGAACCCGCCAAGGCCGACGCCTCCGCCACGCCTCCTCCTTCCACCCCGCCGCCGCCCGCCGGCGCGGCTGTGCAGCCCGGCCTCGAGGACACGGGCTGGCCGCCGGAGCGCTGATGGATACGCCCTTCATCCTCGCCAACCTCGGCGTGGTGGCCGTCGTGGTCGGAGTGCTCGTGCTCTCCGACCGCGACGAGCGGCGCCGCCTGGCCGCGAAGTCGAACCGCGAGAAGCTCGAACGGGAGCGCCTGCAGCTCGAACTGGAAGTGGCAAACCGCCAAGCCAGGGCTGAGGCCGATGCGAGCTTCGCCGCGCTCCGGGCCTGGACTGCTTCCTGGATCGCCAAGGGCGGCCCTGAGAACTGGGAGCAGTTCGTCTACGCCCGGCGGAGGTACTGATGCCCGTCAAGCCCAACGGCCCCACCGCCAGCATCCACAGAGTGCTCTCCGGCCTCGACCTGGGAGGCATCTACTCCTACTCCGATCTGGCGCGTCGGCTGTATGAAGCCAACCCGGCCCTCGTGGGCTCGAACATCGGGCGCACGATCAAGATCGCCGTGAAGAGCGGGGCCCTGGTTCGCATCTGCACGGGCAGCTACCGCTTCCTGGGCCCCTTGGCCCAGGCCTTCGACTCCTTCGATTCCGCGGCGGAGCCCGGGAACGTCAGGCCGATGCGCGTCTCACCGTCCTACCGCCCCGATCCAATCGCCGAGGTCCTGGCCTCGCTGGCCGCGCTCCACAACCGCCTGGACGACCTCCAGCGCGCCGTCGAGCGCATCGGCGCGAGGGCGTCATGATCGCCCGGGCCCTCGTGTGCTCCCTGGTGGCCCTGTGGGCGCGCCCCGCCGTGGCCCCGCCTTCCGGCCCGCGCCCGGATCCGCCGCCCACCACCCTCATGGTCGCCAGCTGGTACGGCCCGAAGCATCACGGCCGCATCACCGCCAGCGGCGAGCGGTTCGACATGTACGCCCTGACCGCCGCCCACCGCTACCTGCCCTTCGGGACGCCGGTGTCCTGCAGCGTCGCAGGCCGTTCCGTTGTCGTCCGAATCAACGACCGAGGCCCCTACGTGCGCCGGAAAGGCCACTACACCCGCGACCTCGATCTCAGCATGGCCGCCGCCAATCGCCTCGGCTACCTCGCCCACGGCGAGGCCGTGCTGGAAGTCCAGATCCTCACCCCTGAAAGGAGCAGCCATGGCCGCCCCTGAACCCTTCCTCTCCCAGGCCGCAACCATCCGCAAGCTCCGCGAGGAGCTGTTCGGCGGGCATCTGAGCCCCGAGACCTTCGCCACGATGGTGGCGCGTGGCCTGCCCTCCGAATCCGTCCCGGGCTTCAAGTTCCCGCGCTTCCGCTACTCCAAGGTCGTCGCATGGATCGAGCAGCAGGCCGGCGGCGAGAGCCGCGGCCCGGGGCGCCCCCGCCTGCGGAAGTCGGCATGATCACCAAGTTCGACCCCGCGGCCTACCCCCGGAACTGGACGCACCCCCCGGTGCCCATCCCGGAGCACGAGGCGCAGGCCGTCATCGTGGAGGCCCTCCAGGCCCATGGCCTGCAGGTCTGGGTCATCGACGCCGGCGGGGCCGGGATTCGGGGGAAGCTCCTGGGCGTGCTGGTCAAGTTCGGGATCTCGCGCGACCTGGCCCTGCGCATCGCCAAGGCGGTCTTCGGCGCGGCCCCGACGGCCTGGCCGGACCTCTTCACCATCCTGCCCCTCGGCCAGGCCTGCTTCATCGAGGTCAAGCGCCCGGCCTGCTGGGACCCCTGCACCGGGAGGAAGGTGCAAGACGCCGGCGTCCCCACCACCAACCAGCTGCGCTTCCTCGAGGCGGCCGCCAAGCGCGGCGCCGCGGCGGGCGTGGCTTGGCATCCGAAGGATGCCCTTCGAATCGCGGGGCTCCGGGGATGAACTGGACCATTCACCAGGGTGACGCACTGGAAACGCTGCGGGGACTGCCCTCAGAGTCCGTCCATTGCGTCGTGACCTCACCGCCCTACTGGGGCCTGCGGGACTACGGCCACGATGGGCAGATGGGCCTTGAGGAGACACCCGAGGCCTACGTCACCGGCATGGTGGAGGTGTTCCGCGAGGTCCGCCGGGTGCTCCGTGCGGACGGGACGCTCTGGTTGAACATCGGGGACAGCTACGCCAGCAGCACCAAGGGAAGCGGGGGCACTGGAAAAAGTACGCTCGGCGCCGCCAGTGGTGGGAACGGCATAAGCGAGGCAGGCATCCTTCGTTCGCAGAAGCGGCAAGCAATGGAAGCTCGGAAGGTCGCTTGTGGCCTACCAGAGAGGAACCTCGTCGGCATCCCTTGGCGCCTCGCCTTCGCCCTCCAGGCTGATGGCTGGTATCTGCGCCAGGACATCATCTGGCACAAGCCCAACCCCATGCCGGAGAGCGTGACCGACCGTTGCACGAAGGCGCACGAATACCTGTTTCTGCTCACCAAGGGGGAGCGGTACTACTTCGACCACGAGGCCATCAAAGAGGACGCCGTGCGCGGGGCGGCAGGTTCGTCCTTCAACACCGGCAAGACCGCCGAACACCAACTTGGCCGGGCCAGCACCGCCGAGCGGATGGAGGACGGGAAGCGCAACCGCCGCGACGTATGGACCATCCCGACGAAGCCCTTCAAGGGCGCCCATTTCGCGGTGATGCCCGAGGCCCTGGTCGAGCCCTGCATCCTGGCCGGATGCCCCTCCGGCGGGACCGTCCTGGATCCCTTCACGGGCTCGGGGACTGTGGGGGTGGTGGCCCGGCGCCTGGCCCGCGGATTCGTCGGCATCGAACTGAACACGAAGTACGCCCGCATGTCGCTCCGGCGCATCAACGCGGCCCCCATGGGCTTGGATGGGCTCGCCTCATGACCCCCCTTGCGCCCCCCGCTGGTGGAGTTAACCTCCACACCCCGGGCCGAAATCCCGAACAGGAGTAGTGCATGACCAGCCGTAGGCCTGCGAACGGAGGGTGGTGATGGCGCGTCCCGGCTTCATCCACCACCGCAAGTTCAAGCGCCTTTCCAGGGCGCTCGGCTCGCCGGCGCTGGCGAGGGGGTGCCTAGAGATGCTCTGGGACACCTGCTATGAGGCTGGCGACGACTACCTCGGAACCGCCGAGGACGTGGAGCTATCCGCCTACTGGGATGGGGAGCCCGGGGTCCTGTGTGAAGCGCTGCTCACCGCTGGCGGGGAGGGGAACCCTGGGTTCATCGAGGAGGTGTCCGGGCGCCCCGGCCACTACCGGGTCCACGACCTGTACGACCACGCCCCCGAGTACGTCCAGAAGCGGATGGCCCGGGAGGCCGAGCGCATCGCCAAGGGGCAGACGATCTCCGAAATCCGGAGTGCTGCCGGGAAGCGCGGGCGGCAGTCCCAGCTCGCCGCCGCCCTGGCAAACGTCGGGCAAACGTCGGGCAAACGTCGGGCAAACGGCGGGCAAACGGCGGACACTTGCCCGCAAAAACGGGCAAACGGCGGGCAAGCGGCGGCAAACGGCGGCACTCCCGCACCCGCACCCGCACCCACCACCCCAAAGAATCCTCCTCCGCTTCGCTACGGAGGTTGCTCCGAGGGCTCCTCGGAGCCGCCCGCGGCGAAGGCTTTGGACCCGAAATCGCCAGGAAGGCCCCTGGAAGCCCTGAAGCGACCCCAGGGGCCCGCTACCCCCGCCGGGAGTCCCGTCCCTGGCCTTCCTGGCCCGGTTCCTCTCAACGGCGGGGCCGTCGTGGCCCTGGTCCCAGCCCTCCAAGGCGCCCAGGTCCCGATCTCCCAGTCCCAGGTGGACGAGTGGGCCAAGGCCTACCCCGCGGTGGACGTGCCCCTGGAGATCCGGCGGGCCATCGCCTGGCTGAACGCCTCCCCCACCCGCCTGAAGACCCCGAGGGGTGTCCCCAGGTTCCTCGTGAGTTGGTTCGGGCGCACCCAGGACCAGGGCGGCTCGAAGGGGGTCCCCCCGAAGGGCAAGGGCCCCGCCTTCGCCTTCGCTCCCCCGGGCCCGAAGGGCATTGACCCCGACCTCGCCCACCTGCTGAGGCCCGATGAGATCGACTTCGAGTACCCCCCCGAACCCGAGGAGGCATCGTGAGCAGCCTGTATCCCGAGTACCGCGCCGCCGGGCGCTGCGGTGACTGCGGCGCCGACCCTGTGCCGGGCCGTGCCTTCTGCGCGGCGCATGCCGCCGCCCGCGCCACCCGCCAGCGGAAGTGGAACCCACGGCGCACCGTGCAGCGCCGGGCCTGGGCACGCCTGGGTCGGTGCATCGACTGCGGGTCCATCCCCGTCCCCGGCCGCTCCCGCTGCGGCTACCACCTGGAGCAGGCGGCAGATCGCATGGCCGCCCTGCGCAACCGCCAAACCCGCGGCGCCGAGAACGCCGCCAACCCACAGGAGAATTCATGAGCCTCTACCAAGGCGGGCTCGGCCTCCGGCGCTTCCTGGTCCTGGGCCCCGTGCCCGAGGACGATGCGCTGGCCGAGGGCCTCGCTGAGAACCGCTTCCGCCCGTTCCAGGACGGCCTCGAGGAGGAGCGCGCCGGCTGGTGCGACTGGCGGAACCCCCTCATCATCCCCCCCGACGCGGCCTGGGTCCGCCAGGATCGGTTCGCCGTCTTCGGGCTGCGCATCGACACGCGCCGGGTTCCGTCCGCCCTCCTGAAGGCCCACGTGGACCTGCGCATCCGCCAGCTCATGGCGGAGAAGGACCTTGCCTTCATCGGCAAGGAGGCGCGGATCTCCATCCAGGACGAGGTCAAGGCGGAACTGCTCCACAAGGTGGTTCCGGCGATGCGCGTCTCCGACCTCGCCTGGGACCTGAAGGGCGGCGTCCTCTGGACCACGGCGACGTCTGGCCGGGCGGTGAGCGCCGTCATCGACCTCTTCATGAAGTCCTTCGGGGCCGAGCTTCAGCCCCTCCACCCGCTGCTGCTGGCGGGCCGCGTGGCCCCCGAGCTTCCGGTGGAGACGCTGATGGCGCTGGACCCCATGGACCTCGAGCTTGATGAGGTGGAGTGATGGGTATCCAAGACCGCGCCCAGGAATTCACCCTTCGAACGTGGACCTTCACCCCGGCCGGGTTGGCCAGCGGCAGGTCCATCTCTATCAGCGCCACCTTTGCCATGGACGAGACCACGGCTCGCCTCCGCCTCGCGGCCCGCGGGACCCCTGTGGACGGGTGGGCCGGGAGGTTCGAGGATTCACCCGTCGAGGTCGATGAGCCGGCCCCCGAAGGCAAGAAGCGGTTCCTCGTCTCCATGTCCCGCAAGTCTGAGGCCGAGGTCGAGGTCTACGCCGCCGACGAGGACGAGGCCCGCCAGGAGGCTGTGGACTCGGATCCCGATTGGGACAACGAGATCCAGATCGAATCTGTGAAGGAGATCAAGTGAAGACGCTGCCCATCATCCTCGAAGGGAACCGCGCCTACGGCGAGGAGTTCCTGGTCTGGCTCTGGAAGCGCGGGATTGCGGACGGCGGCATGTCCGGCCTGGAGGGCGACCTCTCGTGCTGCTTCGTGGACGACTCCGTGCAGCTGGCCTCGGAGCGCGGCGACGTGAAGGAAGTCTCGCTGCGCAAGGGCAACCCGGCGGAGAGCCAGGAGGCCTTCGAGGCCCTGGCCCGGGGGATGCGCCCCGTCCGCGCAAAGCTCCGGGTCCTCAGCGGCGACCTGGAGTGGTCCTTCACGCTCGTGGCCTCCACCCTCGACCTCCAGGCCCTCAAGCTGCCCACCACCGCCTCGAAGGACCCGACGGCCCGCCTGGCCGACCGCCTGTTCCTCATGGAGGAGGGCGTCGCCCACCTGGAGCGCCGCTACGCCGCCTTCCTCCGCGCCAAGGCCAAGGACCCCGGGGGCGTCGAGGCCTCCCTGAAGTCCTGGCTCCGCGACTCCCTCACCCCGTTCCTCGACCCCGAATCCACCACCACCCCTCCCTGGAGCAAGCCATGAAGTCCATCCTCGTCCTCTCCGTCCCGGCCCTCGTCCTGCAGGCCCAGGTGCCGCCCCCCCCGCCCATCCCCCACGCCCAGGTCCTGGACGTCAAGGTCGCCGGCCCCTCGGCCAGCATCCACGTCATCACCGACGAGGCCATCCCGCTCACGGAGGCCCGCATCTACCAGGGCGAGAGGCTGCTCGGCCGCGTCCTGAACATCGCACCCCCGGAGACCCCATGATCCGCATCGCTCGCTCGATCCTTGCCGCCCTCGTGGTGGGCTTCGTCGCCTTCTGGCTCGTCCGCTTCGGGTTCTGGACCGACGGGCTGTTCACCCAGCGCACCGCGCTCTACTGGACCGCCTCGAAGGTCACCGCCTGGGCCTTGGCCGTCATGATGGGCGGCATGGCGGGGTTCGCCTCATGGAAGGCGCGGTGAAGCTCCGTCTCCCCCCCTCCCGCCGGCGCCGCCCGGCCGGTTCCCCGCCCTTCGACGCCGCGGCCCTGGCCCAGGTCGCCGAGGCTGCAGCCAGGGCCAACGTGGGCCTTGGGGAGGCCTTGGAGGCCTTCCGGCGCGCCTACTTGGCCGAGGCCCTGGCTGTGCACCGGGGCAACGCCTCGGCGGCGGCCCGGGCCCTGGGCATCCACCGGAACACCCTCCACAAGGTCCTCCGGGGGGCTGGGCGTGGTAAAACGCCCGGTCCCTCGGAGGCCCCGTGATCACCGCTTCGCTCCTCGACATCCAGGTCCAGATGCGGGCGGCAGGCCGGCGCTGCAGGGTCTACGTGGCTGGGCCCTACACGGCACCCACGGCCCAGGGCGTGGCGGCGAACGTCCAGGCCGCGGTGGCGGTGGGCGTCGAGCTTCGGCGCCTCGGGTTCGTGCCCCTGGTGCCCCACATCACGATCCCCGGCGCCGAGGTGACGTGGAAGGAGGCAATGGTGGAGTGCGTCTCCCACCTGCGCACCTGCGACTTCGCCGTCCTGCTCCCAGGCTGGGAGCGCAGCCGCGGCGCCTGTGTCGAGGCCTGGCTCTGCCGCCGGCGCCGTGGCTTCCCCCTGCTGGTGAGCCTGTCGGCCCTGGAGCAGGTGGTCCAGGCGGGGCAGGAGGCCCCCGGGGAACAGGCGGGCTGACCCCCCCTTGACGGCGCCGCTGCGATTTGTACGGTTCCCGATCCGCCGTCGGGGGCACCTGTGTCCGTCCAGCTGTACCGTTCGCTCGACTTCCTCAAGCTGTTCAGCCGCGTCTTGACGGGCAAAGAGTACGACGATGCCCAGATCACCGAGGCCCTCGTGCGCACCTGGGAGGAGGCCCCGGCCGACACCCGCAAGAACGGGTGGCACATCCGGCACGCCTCCATCCGCTACCTCGGCGTGATCTACACGAACCGCGCGACGGCCCGCCTGGTCGCGCGCTGGTCGATCCAGGCCATGGGCGGGGACACGCCGCTGGCCCACGCCTACCCCTTGTTCCGGGCCCTCGTGGAGCTTCGCGGCGTGCGCCCGTGGAACCGGGACTACTACGTCTCCAACGCCTTCGGCCACCGCCTCCGCCGCGGGGAGCGCCGGCGCCCTGATCCACAGGAGTCCTCATGACCTCCAGCGCGAAGAAGCGGGGCGCCAAGCCCGCCGCGAAGAAGCAGCACCCGGCCCGAAAGCCGACAGGGAAGAAGCCGAAGGAGCCCGAGACGACCGCCGCCGTCGCCGATCTGGCGGAGCCGCGGATGGTCCGCCTCCGCGTCTCGGACATCCTGCCCTGGGACGGGAACCCCCGCGAGCACTCCGCCGAGCAGATCCGGCTGCTGAAGAAGAGCCTCGGGGCCTATGGCCTTGCCTCGCTGCCCGTCGTGCAGGCCGGGACGCGGAAGCTGATTGCCGGGCACGGGCGGCTCGAGGCCCTCCGGGCCATGGGGCACACCGACCGCGTGATCCCGGTCCTCGAGGTCGACCTGGACGACGACCAGGCCAAGGCCTACGCCGTCACCGACAACCGCCTGACCGACATGAGCACCTGGAACCTCCCGGCCCTCCGGGAGATCCTGGTCGAGCTGGACAACGGCGCCTTCGACATCGAGTTGACCGGCTTCACCCCGGACGCGATGGCCGAGCTGTTCGACATCGACCAGGGCCCGCAGTCCGGCATCCAGGCGGGGAAGGATCCCGATTCGGCGCCACCCCTGGCCACCACGGCCCCCAAGACCCAGCGCGGGGACCTCTACCTGCTGGGCCGCCATCGCCTGGTCTGCGGGGACGCGACGGTCAAGGCTGATGTGGACCACCTGATGGCCGGCCACGTGGCCGATCTGGTCATCACCGACCCGCCCTACGGGGTGAGCTACGAGTCCTCCGCGGCAGGGCTCAAGGCCTCGGGGAAGGCCTCGATCCTGAACGACGCGCTGGAAGGCGAGGCCTTCCAGGAGTTCTTGGACGCCGTCTTCGAGAACTACGCCCGCGTCTCGGCGCGGCATGCCGCCTTCTACGTCTTCTACGCCAGTCGGTTCCACGTCGCCTTCGAGACGGCGATGCGGCGCGCCGGCCTGGACATCCGCGCCCAGATCATCTGGGCCAAGAACGCCGCCTCCTTCGGCTTCTCGCAGTACAAGTGGAAGCACGAGCCGGTGCTGCTGGGCGCCAAGGAGGGCGCGACGCCCCTCATCTACGTCCCGGCCCACGAGACGGCTTTCTACGCCTACCAAGCCGGCTCCTCCCCCGTCTGGGAGGGGGACCGCTCGCAGACCACGGTCTGGACCGTCGCCCGCGAGACGGGCTACACGCACCCCACGCAGAAACCCGTGGCCCTCCTCCGGCGCCCGATGCTCAACAGCTCCCGGGTGAAGGGCCTGGTCGTGGACTTCTTCGGCGGCTCGGGCTCGACCATGATCACCGCCGAGGACACCGGGCGGACCTGCTTCACCCTCGAGCTGGACCCCAAGTTCTGCGACGTGATCGTGGCCCGCTGGGAGGACCTCACCGGCAGGCGGGCGACCCACATGCGGGGCGGGAAGGAGGTCAAGCGATGATCGACGGTTCCACCGTGGCCTTACTGGTCATGTCGTCCCTGTTCTATCTGGTGCTCCACTCGTTGGGCAAGAAGGAGTCCAAGGATGTGCGCGAGCGCCAGGTGGCCCTCGAGCACCGCATGCGCGAGATGCAGCGCGCCTTTGAGCTGCGGGACTTGAAGGAGCGCCAGCAGGGCGCCATCCCCAGCGGCGTCCTCCTCATGACCTCCACCACCAAGGCCTGCGCCCACTGCGGGGAGAAGGAAGTCCCTGCGCAGGCTAGGCGCTGCCCGAACTGCGGCGGGGCCCGCTGGGAGATACGCCATGCCTAACCCCATCCGAATCAACCCGATCACCCACCGGATTGCTCGCACCGCCCAGGACATCCGGGCCCTGCCGGATGATGAGCCCGTTCTGGTCTTCGAGTGCTGCAACTGCGCCGTGCAATGCATGGACGGGACCACCCCGGAGCCCCCCAGCTACCTGGAGTGCCCGCCCGACGACGTGCCCTGCCCGGTCTGCGGGACGAGGAAACCCTGGACCGCCGACGCCACCGACGCTGGATGGGCCAAGAAGCACGGGGTGGACCGCCTTGATGTGGATGGCAGCCGTGTCTGAGATGTGGCCCTGGGCTCACGCACACCCCCTCTGCTTCACCTTCCTGGCCGTCTCGGCCCTCAGCGCCGCCGCGGCCGTCGCCCTGGGCCTGTGCGAGGCCCTCGCCGAGTTCGCCCGCCCGCTGGCCGTCCTGGCCCGCTGGATCGCCCGGGACCGCTCCCAGCGCCCCGAGTAGTCCCCCAACCCGCGGGTGCCCCCGGCCCCGCCTTCACGGAGAAGCACCATGAGCAAGCCCAAGCCCAAGACGCCCCACCGGAACGTCACGATGGCCACCGCCCCAAGGGTCCCCGCCGGTGAGGCTATCGACGCCCAGGCCCGCGGCATCTGGTCAACGCTCGCCAACATGCAGGAGGCCCTCAACGAGCTGGGGAACAACATCATCAGTCTCAGGGCCCGGATGGATTCGGTCCTTCTTCCGCCTACCAATGAGCCGGCCAGGGCCGTCAAGGCCGACGGCGATGCCCAGGGCCCCGCCCTCGCCCCGCTGGACGAGACCCTCCGGGACAAGCTGCGCCAGATTCATGTGCTTAACGATTTCGTCCAAGACGCCGCGCACCGCCTGGACCTGTGAGCCCCGAATGACCCGCGGCCGAGCCTCCAACCGCCACCACCGGGCCCGCGTCGTGGCCGCCCGGCGCCGCCTGGCCCTGGACGCCATGCGCTGGGACTACCCCGTGCCCGGGCGCCTCGCCAAGTGGAACCTCGTGTGCTCCTGCGACGTCTGCAGTGGGGCCCGGGCCGCCCGGCAGGCGGTGAAGGCGGCCCGGCGGGACCACTCCTTCCTCGAGGAGGATCCTTGAACCCCTTCGTGCCCAAGGAATGCAGCCTCGCTCCCATCCGCGGCTGGCGGCGCTGGCTCCTGCACGGCCTGCTGGGCCGGGAGCGCGCCTGCTGGCCGGCCTACCCGGTGCTCTACTACGCCATCGACCCCATCCTGGAGGACAGGTTCGGCCGCCCCGACCTGTCCTTCACCCGGGGTATGGCCGTCATGGCCCAGCAGGAGCGGCACGGCCTCTGGGGGTGGCGGTGGCGGATGCTCACCGACCGCGCCTTCCGGCTGGAGGCCAATGCCGAAGCCGCGGCCGCCGAGCTGGCCGCCGTCAAGTCGGCGGGGGCCCGCCTGGCCCTGAAGATGGAGCGGGCCTGGGAGATGTCCACCGGCCTGATGCGCAGCACGACGTCCACCACCAGCGCCCTGCGGGCCATCGACGCCGCCATCCAGCGCGCCCGGGGGGAGTCGGAATGAGCGACGCCCTGGCCACCCTCCTCATCGTTGGGGGCTGCGCCCTCTACCTCTGGGCCGTGCACCGCCTCCGGCGCCGCTACGCCGCCCCGTCCGACGATCCCATGCCCGTGGACTGGGTGGATGACCTCCTGCCCAGCGACGAGACCCCCGACCACCGCCCCCGCCGCTGACCCCCGCCACCCCAAGGAGCCGCCATGGCCCAGAATGAACCCTCCTACGCCGTCCAGCCCGCCCGGACCTCCCTGTCCGCCGAGGAGCTGCGCATCCTGCTCGCGGCGACGATCCTGAAGGCCGGCGGGGCCCTGGCTGTCTCCCCGGAGGACATGCACGCCGTCAAGGGCGCCCAGCTCGTGCTCGAGCCGGGGGCCCAGGGGGACGGGGTGTGCGCCATCCTGCGGGTGGTCCTGCCCGACGCCGCCCCCGTCGCAGGGAGTGCGAATGCGCTGGACTGCTGACGCCCGCCTGGTGCGCCTGGTGTTGGGCTGTGGCGCGCCCGCAGGGCGCGCTGAGGCTTTTCCCCGGGTCTACCCCCTGCAGGTGCCCTCCCGGGTCCCGGGTGTCCCCGGCCCGGTCTACCAGCTGGCCGCCATCCCGCCCCCGGGAACGACGCCCCCCTGATGGCCCTCGCCGTGCCCAAGCCCCGCGCCTCGAAGCCCTCGAAGCCCCCCGCCAAGAAGGCGGCGGCGAAGCATGGCGAAAAAACGACGCAACCCAAGCCAAAACGGGTACTTACGCCCGAACAAAGGGCGAAATGCGCCCCCAAGAAACCGTCTGAAGTAAAGTCCACAAAGTATGACTGGGTTGAAGTTGAGCGGATGTATGTGCAGGGCAACCCCGACCCCGCCCAGGGTCCCCGCTGGCCCTCCCTCGCCAACATCGCCCAGAGGGTTGGCGCCTCCATCACCACCGTGGAGGGCCGCTCCCGGGCGGGTGGCTGGCCTGAGAAGCGCTTGGCCTACCAGCGCCAGCTCCGGGAGCTGGAGGACCAGCAGCACCTCGAGCACCTCGCCTCCTTCAGCGTCAAGTCCCGGGTGGCCTTCCTCGGGACCGGCCTGCGCATCCAGCAGAAGGCCGACGAGAAGCTGCGGGACGAGACCGTGGACACCACGGACCTGCGCCGGATCTCGGGGGCCCTGAAGGACGCCCAGCAGGTGGTGGAGGTGGCGCTGGGCCGGCCCGCCGTGGGCCCGACGGTGATCGTGGACTGGGCCATCTTCGCCAAGCCTGACCCGAAGGTCGTTGAAACCCTGCCCCTGGCCCCCCGGGAGGATCCATGACGCCGCCCCTGACCCTCTTCACGCCCCCCCGGCTGCCCGACGAGGTGGTGGGCTGGCTGCCCAGGACCCTGGTGGCGCCCATGCCGGGCCCGCCTGACACCCTGTCGGACCTCGGCGGGCTCTGGTGGATCTGCCTGGTGTCCTCGGTGGCCCTGGCCGAGTTCTACGACGGGCTCGGGGGCCGCCGGTTGGACAACGCCTTCCGCCGGATGATGGACCAGGCCAAGGACGGGCTGGACCAGGCCGGGGGCCGGGACGACATCCACCGGGCCTGCTCGGCGGGCGACAAGCTCGGGACGGAGGCGGCTTTGAACCGCCACGTGGAGCTGCTGTCCGTCGTGCCCTGGTGGGCTTCGGGCATCCGGGCGTCCTTCGCCATCGCGGCCCTGGTGGGCCTGGACGCTGAGAACCTGCACGAACCCCTGGTGAACATGGCCACGCACCACCACCGCGCCTGGCGCGCCGGCATGACGGTGGTCCTGGATGACGAGGGCATGGCCCAGGCCGTGATCTCAGGGGCCTGCGGGGAGCTGGCGACCGACTGGATCCGCGTCCTGGCCGTCGCCATCGAGGCCAACCGACGGGCCCGGTGATGTTCGTCCCGACGCCCACGTCCCTGGAGGAGGCTCAGGCCGCCGCGGCGGCCGTCATGGAGCCCTACCAGGACCTGCCACGCGACGCTCGTGTCGCGCTGCTGGGCGCCCGGCTGGACCTCTTCGCCGCCACCTGCCTGCGCATCCGGGTCAAGGATGGCGGCATGCCCTGGCCCTTCGTGCTCAACCCCATCCAGGAGCGCTTCCTGCGGTCCATCCGGCGGGCCTATGGGAAGGACCCACGCATCGACCACTTCCGGGGCATCCGGGACATGATCGTCAAGCCCCGCCAGCTCGGGTTCTCCACCTTCATCGCGGCGTTGTTCTTCATGGACGGGCTGCGGAACCCGGGCCGGATCTCGGTGATCCTGACGCACGACCAGAAGATCTCCGAGGAGCTGCTGCGCACCTACTCGATGCTCTGGGAGCAGCTGCCCGACGGCCTGAAGCGGGGCCTCAGCCTGGAGACCGATTCGAAGTACTCCATGGCCATCGCCTTCCCCGGCGGGGCCCCGCCGTCCCGGTTCCTGATCGCCACGGAGGCCGGCCACGACTGGCGCGGCGGCGTGATCCACAACCTCCACGCCTCGGAGGCGGCCTTCTACAAGGACTACCGGGGCTTCAAGGCCTCCTACCTGCAGGCCGTCCCGGAGGGCGCTGGGAACGCCATCTTCGAGACGACGGGCAACGGGCAGAACGAGTTCTACATGGACGTCATGCGGGGCGAAGCCGGCGACTCCCGGTTCCGCCTGGTCTTCTACGCGTGGTGGGAGCACCCCGAGTACCGGCGGCCCTGGAACCCGGACGCCGAGCCCCCGCTCACCGCCGAGGAGATGCAGATCATGGCCCGGTTCGGACTTGACCTGCCTCAGATGGCTTGGCGCCGCGCGAAGATCCTGGAGCTTGGGCCGGACCTCTTCCGGCAGGAGTACCCCGCCGAGCTGGCCGACGCCTTCCTCACGACGGGCCGGCCCTTCTTCCCTGCCGACGACACCAGTCGCGGCCTCGAGGCCGCCAAGGCCATCCCGCTCCCCCCGGAGCTGCAGTTCGGCGAGCGGGTCTGGTCCCCGTATGAGCCCGGGGGCTCCTACCTGTTGTCCGCCGACACCGCGGAGGGCATCTGGACGGGCGATGCGGACCCGCTGGACCCCGAGCACGGCGGCGCCGACTTCTGCGCGGCCTACGTCCTCGAAACCCGCTCGCTCCGCGTCGTGGCCACGCTGCATGGCCGCCTGGACCCCCCGGAGTACGCCCGCCGCCTGGCCATCCTGGGGCGTCGGTACCGGGCCCCCATCGCCGTGGAGCGCAACAACCACGGCCACACCGTCCTGCACGCCCTGGAGGTCAGCGGCTACCCGGAGGTCTACCGCCACCTGGAGTACGACGAGACGGGCACCAAGTCCTTCCTCAAGCCCGGCTTCCCGACGACCAAGTCCACGCGGCCGCAGATCCTGGACGCCCTGTCCCACGCCATCCGCACCGGGGAGCTGAAGTGCCCGGATCCCGGGTTCTGGCGCGAGGCCTCGACCTTCCACCGCTCGCCGACCGGGAAGCCCGAGGCCTTGCCCGGCTTCAAGGATGACCGCGTCATCGGCCTCGCCATCGGCGTTTACCTGGCCACGCTGGGCCGGGGCGCCTGGGGCATTGATGGCCCCGAATCCCAGGCCCTTTGGGGCTCGGGCCCCCTGCAGGCGCCCGCCCCGCCGCCGGTGGCTGGGGGCCTCCCTCCCGCCAAGCCCGGCTTCGAGATCGGGAACGCCCTGGCCGAGCAGCGCCAGCTGCTCCGCGCCAACACCTGCGGCACCTGCATGCACCTGGGCCCGGGCGACGTCTGCGCGATGTACCGCTTCACGGTGAAGCCGTCCGACCCGTCCTGCCCCTCCCACTATCCCCGGGGGGTCGCCAGTGGCGACGACCCCAGCGCGCCCTGGAGCGGCGACGGTGGGGGGTGATGCAGAGCTTCGGATTCCATCCCGTGAACGGCGGCTCCCTGTTCGGGCACCTTGGGCAGGCTGCGCAAGTGGCCCACGACCCCCGGGCGCCTGAAGACGAGCGCAGCGACGCCGCCAAGGAGACCTTCCGGCAGTTCTACGATCCCGGCTCGGTGGCCGGCCCGGACCTGCGCCAGGTGATCTCGGAATGGGCCAAGCTCATGCAGGCCGAGAAGAACGCGCGGGCCCTGCAGAAGAGCTTGAAGGAGCGCCAGGCCAGCCCGGCGGACCCCAAGGCGCAGACCGAGAGCGGGCTGTGGAAGACGGCCGCTTCGGGGCTCTACCTGTCGAAGCCCGGGATCCCCTTCGTCACCCTCCGGCAGATGGGCCGGACGGTGGAGGTCGCGCAGGCGGCCCACCGGACCCGCATCCGGCAGGTCCTGGCCTTCAGCCAGCGGAGCCAGAAGGACGACATCGTGGGCTGGCGCCTGAAGGCCAAGGACCCGAACGCCACGCTCGGCGACGACCACACGGCCTTCCTGGCCTGGCTCTCCGACTGGGTGCAGAACGGCGGGGACGAGGAATCGGCGCTCCGACGCCGGCGGCTGGGCCGCCAGGGCATCCGCACCTTCCTGTCCCTGCTCACCGACGATTCCCTGACCATGGACCACGCCGCCGTGGAGACGGTGCCCTACCGGGAGGGCCCCGGGCTCTCGGCCTTCTTCCTGCGGGACTCCGCGACGTTCTTCCTCTCGCGCACCTTCGGCGACGCCGACGCCGACGACATCTACGCCTACCAGGACCTGATCCGCAACGCCGGGAAGCAGCAGCCCTTCCGCTACGAGGAGCTGGCGATCTTCCAGCGGAACCTCTCGAGCGACGTGGACCGCGTCGGCTACGGCTACAGTGAGCTGGAGGCCTCGCTGGACACCCTCGGGAACTTCCTGCAGGCCATGGCCTACACCCGCGAGGGCCTGGACAACAACGCCATCCCCCGCGGCATCCTCGTGCTCTCGGGCTCCTACTCCCCGGAGCAGATGACGGCCTTCCAGGCGATGTGGCAGGCCAAGGTCCGGGGCGTCCAGAACGCCCACGGCCTGCCCGTCCTGCAGTCCCGGGGCCAGCAGGGGGATGTGAAGTACGTCCAGACGAGCGGCCAGATCTCGGAAATGGCCTTCGTGAAGTGGATCTCGCTGCAGGCCTCGATCTTCTGCTCGATCTACGGCATGGACCCCATGGAGCTGTCCATGGAGGCCTTCTCGGCGTCCAGCCGCGGCCCGCTGGCCGGCGACGACACCGCCGAGCGCCTGGCCGCGGCCCGGGACAAGGGCCTGGCCCCCTTCCTGGCCGACATCGAGTCCTTCGTCACCGACGAGCTGATCGCCCGCTGGGTCCCCTGGGCCCAGTTCCAGTTCTGCGGCGTGAACCCGGGCGACCTGAAGGCCAAGGCGGACCTGACGGCCCGCATGCAGACCATCGATGAGGCCCGGGCCTCGCTCGGGTTGCCGAAGCACCCCATCGCCTGGCTCGGGGCCCTGCCCGCCGACGCCAGCCTCCAGAGCGCCGAGTTCCAGCGCGCCTCCGCGGTCTTCACGCTCAACGAGGGCCGCCGGGCCTGGGGCGGCCTGGACGAGTACCCCAACCCCATCATGGGCGCGACGCCGCTCAATCCCTCCCTGCAGGCCAGCTACAACCAGGCGATCCAGGGGCAGGGCGGGGGCGACGAGCAGGACGGGGAAGATCCCTTCGCCGGTGAAGGTGAAGACGCTGAGGCCGGGGCCTCGGACGGGCCGCCCGAAGACGAGGGCGGGGGGGGCCTTGGGGGGCCCCCTGAGTCCGCCGAGGCCCCGACGGCCGGTGCCGAAGTGGCCCGCCGCCTGGAGGCCCTGAAGGGCGGTGCGTGATGCCCGCCGTGCTCGACCAGCGCCTCGTGGCCCTGGGGGGCGACTACCGCCTGGGCTCGGTGGCCCCCAAGCCCCCCCGGCCGCTCCTGAAGGCCTTGGGGCGCCGGCGCGTGCCCTCCAGGCCGCCCTCTGCCGCCCAGGTGGAGGCCGAGCGCCCCTTCTGGGGCCCGCACCCGGACCCGGCCATCGCCTACATCGAGGACGAGTTCTGGCGGCCCGGCTCCCGGTTCCTGACGGCCCTGCTGTCCCACGCCCTCGGGAAGCAGGTCCGCCCCCTCGCCAAGGCCTACGGCCTCCCCGCCGGGGCGATCCCCGGGTGGGGGGAGGTCGCAGACCTCTTCCGGAAGGACCTGGACCCCGAGCACCTGATGGCCGGCTGGGGCCGCGTGATCGACAAGCTGGTGACCGGGCTGTTCCCCGCCACCACGAAGGAGCACGTGGCCCGGGGCATGGCCCTGCGGGCCCACCTGCTGCACAAGGCGGGGGAGCGCGTGGCCGCCGGGGACCTGCCAGCCTGGACGACGGCGGTGCGGGGGATGTCCGCGGTGCAGCGCCAGGCCATGGCCTGGACCAAGGCTCGGGCGGTGCAGTACATGACCGCCCTGGACGCCAAGGCCCGGGACGCCCTGATGTCCACCCTGCTCGTCTCCCGGGAGGCCGGGGAAGGGGTGGGGCAGCTGCAGCGCCGCCTCTTCGACGGCTTCTCCACGCTGAACCGGGACTGGCGGCGCGTGGCCCTGACCGAGACCGCGGCCGCGGTGTCCAATGGCGCCCTGGCCTCGGTGAACCCCGCCGAGGGCTGGCTGGCGGAGTGGGTGGCTGGCCCCAAGGCCTGCCCCTTCTGTAAGGCCATGGGCGGGCGCCGCTTCACCGTGGTCAGCCCTGACGCCCCCAAGAAGGACGGCACCACGCAGGTCTGGGCCGGGAAGTCGAACCACGGGCGCTCCGCCCACAAGTACTCCGAGAAGCTGGGCCGCTTCCGCACGCCTGACGAGCTGTGGTGGCCCTGCCTGCCTGTCCACCCGAACTGCGCATGCACCTGGGTGCTGCGCCGCAAGCCCAAGAAGCCCTGAAAGGAGGGGACCCATGGCCACCAAGAAGGACGCCTTCTTCGTCTCGAACTACACGACGGTCTTCAAGAATCCGGAGATCGTGGGCCGGCCCGCGGCCGAGATCGTGGAGGCCTTCGACGCCTACCTGGACGCCCTCGTCGCCGCCGGGACCCTGGACCCGAGCGACCCCCAGAACCCGAGCGTCGGCTACCCCGTGCCCTACGCCACGGCCCAGGCTGCGGCCGCGGCTGCAGCGGTGGAAATCTTCCCCGTCAGCCTGGACGCCGCCGTGATCCCCGCCTTCCAGAAACAGGTGGCCGCCATCGTGGACGCCATGAGCGACCTCGGCATGGTGGGCCCCCAGCTGCTTGCCGGGCATCTGGCCGCCATGGCCATCGACTCCGGCGACCCGCAGACCTCGGATCCTGGCGTCCTGGTCTTCGACCCGTGCGTCGTGGTGGTCACCGACGACAACAACGATCCCATCGAGGGCGTGGTGGTCCACTTCGCTGGCACCGGGCTCACGCCGGCCAACGCGACGGACACCACGGACGCGGCAGGCCTGGCCTCCTCGGGCGCCGTGACCGCGGCCGCCTCGGGCGTGAAGACCCTGCTCGCCACCATCCCGAACACGGCGCTGTCCGCGACCTTCCATCTCACCGCTACCCCCGCCCCCTGAAGCCCTGGCTCCGCTCTGGAGCCGTAGGAGGACGCCATGGCCACCGCCTTCGATACCTTCCTGGAAACCGCAGCCCCGGCGCTCGCCGGGAACCCCGACGCCCACGGCACGAACCTCAGCCCCGGGGAGGTCGTGGAGCGCTTCGAGGAGTACCTGGACGCCCTTGTGGGCGCAGGCATCATCGACCCGAAGGACCCCGAGACCTTCAACCCGCTGGTCCGCGCCACCATCGAGCCCATCATGGCCGCCGAGGCTGTGCGGGGCATGCCGCTCTGGGGCAGCACCAAGCCCGCGGACGCCGTGGCCCGTGCCATGGCCATCATGGAGGCCCTGGCCGACCGCGGGCTGGTCGAGAAGCGCATGCTGGCGGGGCACATCGCCTCCGTCGAGAAGACCCAGGGCGATGAGCAGATCTACTCGCCGGGTTCGGTCGCGGCCGTGGACCTGATCGTCACGGTCCTGGACGACTTCGGGGATCCCGTGGAGGGCGTGCCCTTCGTCTTCCAGGCGGTCGAGAGCGTGGACGATGGGAACACCTACAACAACGGGGACCCGCTCGAAGTGGCGACCGACGTCAATGGCGAGGCGAACGGGGGGCCGCCAGAGAACGGCGTAGGGACGTACCACATCACCGCCCGCTGCAACGGGCTTGCGGACCTGACCTTCACCGTCACGCGGTTGGCCGGCGGTGGCGGCGGGGGTGGCGGTGGCGGCGGGGGCGCCTGATCGGTCCCCTTGACGGCGCCGCTGGGCGTTGTCCCATTTCCGATCCGCTGCGGGGTAGCTCAGTGGGAGAGCGACGGTTTCATACGCCGAAGGTCGCCGGTTCAAATCCGGCCCCCGCTACCAACACCCCGGAACCAGGCCCTGCACCCTCCCCCCGCATGGCTCCTTGCTGGTTCCGGGGTGTTCCTTTTCTGGAGGGCCCATGAGCCTGCGATTCGACCAGAAGGTGCACAACGACGGCCCCGAGTTCCTGTGCCTCGGGGACACGGCTATCCGGAAGTGCGAGGTCGCCCAGGTGGCCGTCATCGACGGCAATCTGTCCGACAAGCGCGTGGACATCCGCTTCACCCTCACGGCGGGCGGCCACGTGCAGCACGGCTTCAAGAGCGCCGAGCAGGTGAACAAGATCCTGGCGGCCTGGGGCCTCTTCTACACGCCCAACGCCGACGACGAGGCCTGACGTGGCGGCCATCCCCGCCGACAAGCGCATCCACGTCTACGCCGGGGTGATCGTGGGCCTGGTGGCCTTCCGCGGCGCCTACTGGGCCCTTGGCGACGTCTACCCGGCCTGGTGGTGGGCCCGGATCTCGGCGTTCGCGCCTCGGATGATGGCGATCTTGGCCCGGCGTGTGGCCTTCCGCTGGGACCTGACGGCGCCCCTGTCCAGGTGCTGCAGCTCGGGGTTGTCGCGGATCCACTGGCGTACCCGCTCCCGGGAGACCCCGAAGGCCTCGCCGGCCTTCGCCAGCGACCCATCTGGCGCGGTGAGGATCCGCTCGAGGGTGGGCAGCATCTTGGCGATGCGGGCCTTCTTCTGGGCGATCTGGGCCTCGATGTGCGCCCTGGAGGGCCGCATGGCGTGGGGCTTGGGGAGCGTCCTGGGGTCATTGGCGGCGATGCGGTGCTCCTTCCTGCAGGCGGTGCAGACCGTCCGGCCCCCGTTGCAGCCCTGGCCGCAGAATTCGCAGGGGGTGCGCATGGTCAGGCTCCGCCCTGGGCCAGCAGGTCCCGGAACTCGCGCTGCAGGCGCGGCAGGTCGCCGTGGGAGACGAACCCCAGGACGAGGCGCAGCCGCTCGCGGTCCAGGCCCAGGGATGCGACTGGCTCGTGCTGGGAGAGCAGGTGGGCGATGTTGCGGTGCATGGTGGCCAGCTCGAGGCGGGCCGCGGCGTTCTCGGATTCCGCGCGCCAGCGGCGGACATGCTCCTCTTCCATGAAGAGATGGGCGAGGTCGAAGGTTCCAGCCGGGAGGAGGTCCATCACGCCCCCCCTTCCGTTTCGGCGATGGCGGCCTCGGCGATCTTGATGCCCTTGTCCATCGTTTCCAGGTCGTCGGGGTCCGACTTGTAGAGCCCGCAGATCTGCTTCAGCGCTTCCAGCAGCTTGGGCGCGGCGGCAATGGTCCGGAGGTAGCGCAGCTCCGCGATTTCGTCGCGGTCGAGGGCCAGATGGAGGGCTTCGGCCCGGCGGAAGGCGCTGAGGCTCTCGGCCTCGTCCCGAACCTTGGTTTCCAGCTCGCTCAGGCGCTCGGACACGAGGGCGGGGGTGATGGGGGTTGAGGTGTGCTCGGCCATCACCGCACCTCTTCCGCGACGCCCGCGTAGGCGTGGAAGATCCGGACGGGGCGGTTCAGCCCCACTTCGGCCTCGCGGGCCGTGGTCACGCGGGCCATGGCCAGGGCGTCCCGCTTGCTCCAGAGGGCCGCGCCGGTCCAGAAGTCGCCACCGCGGATCAGCAGGCTGTACCGGCCCCCGCCGTTCTCGCGCTGCTCGTGGCAGAGGGTCAACCAGCCGCCCTCAACGGCATCATCCAGGCCGGATTCCTGCACCTGGACGGCCCATCCCTGGCCGATGAGCGCCGGGGCGTCCCCGGGGCGGTTCATGCCGCGCATCGGCGGCGGCGGGCAGGAGTGGAATCCGGCGCGCTGGGCGTTGGTGAGGGTCGTCATCGTGGGCTCCTGTGTCTGGTTTTCGGCCAGTGGCACTAGGTTCGCCCCCGCGCTTACGAAGTCAAGCCCCAAAACACCCCAAATTGCCCCCTACCGCCCGTCCGGGTTCCCCTGGACCTGGGCCATGGCCCCCGCCTGCTCCGCCCAGCCGTCGAGGTTCGCCTCCGTAGGGGCCTCCAGGCGCCGGGCGAAGTGCTCCACGCCCTCGCCTTGGGCCCGGGCGATGCTGGCCTGGGTCCGCTGGATGTCGGCTTCGATGGCGGCCAGGAGGCGGCGGGCGGGGTCGTTTTCCATGGTGGCCTCACGCTGCATGGGCTTGGTTCTTCCGGGCCCGGATCTCGCGGAGGGTGCCGGCGAGCCCGGTATCGTCCAGGTACCCCTCGGTGCTCTCGAAGATCTCCCCGAGGGCGGCCTTCGTCTCGACGCGCTTCCGGTTGGTCCGCTCCCACGGGTGGTCGGCCATGAGGGTGTGGACCTCGACGTCCTGGTCCTGGCCCAGCCGGTGGATGCGGGCCGTGCGCTGCTGGTGGATCATCGCCGTCGTGGGGATGTCGTGGTGGATGAGCACCTTCCCCCGCTGGAGGTTCAGGCCCGTCGCGCCGGCGTCGCTCAGGACGATGACGTCGGCCTCCCCGCGCTGGAACTTCCCGGCCTTGAGCCCCTTGTCCTTCGAGGAATCCTTGCCGGTGAGGCTCACCACGCCCAGGCCCGCGGCCTCGAGGTTCTTGTGGATGGCGGCCACGGCGTCCAGGTTGCGCGCGAAGATCACGACGGGCTTCCCTTCGGCCTTGGCCTCCTTGGCGATGCGGACGTGCTCCGCCATCTTGCCGCCGGCGGGGTCCAGGTTGATGGCGCGGTTCAGGGCGGCCTCGCGGAAGGTGCCGACGCTGCGCGTGACCTCCTCGGCGATGGTGGCGTGCTCCTCCTCCGGCTTCCCGGCGAAGGCCTCCGGGGCCAGGACGTGGGCCCACGACACCCGCTCCTCCGCGCTCCCCGTCCGGAGCTTCCCGGCGGCCAGCTCGACATCGTCCACGGTCTGCCGCTGCGACGGCGACAGGGGCACCTGGTCGTGCATGTGGTGGGCGTCCACGCCGACTTCGACGCGGCCGTTGTACCAGTAGCGGGTCAGCTGCTGGGCCAGCGACCGGCGGGCCAGGGCGGCGTCCCCGCCGAAGCGCCGCATGAACTCGTCCCGGCTGTCCTCGGGGTAGCGGTGGGGGTCCAGCTTGTTCAGGTCGCTCCAGACCTCGGAGACGTCGTTCTTCAGGGGGTTGCCCGTGGCCATGACGACGTGGTCGGCGTTGTGGGAGTGGGCGTCGAGGATCCGGCTGAAGGTGGAATCCTCCTTGCCCAGCCGGTCCAGGCCCCCGTGGGCTTCGTCCACCATCAGGGCGTTGAAGTCCACGCCGGCCTTCGTGAAGGCGGCCTTGACGGCGGCGGCCAGGTCCTTGGTGTGGGCGCTGGACACCCATTCCCGCAGCTCCTGCCCCTGCTTGCCCACGTGGTCGCCCAGGATCTTCAGCGTGTCGTCCCGCAGGGTCTGGTGGGTGACGACGACGGCGTGCCGCTCCGGGTCCCGGTAGGCGGCCATGCGCTCCTCGAACGACTCCCCGGGCTTGGCGTGGACGCGGATGCCGGTCTTGGGGTCCAGGAACCGGATGGCCTCCGCGCCGAACTGGGCCTGGACCACGGACGGCACCGCCAGGATGGCCTTCTTCAGGTTCCCATCGGCGTGCATCTCGGAGAGCGCGCCCAGCATGATCCCGGTCTTGCCGCTCCCGGGGCCGAGGAAGAGGCCCACCCGCTTGAGCTTCGTGATCGCCTTGACCGCCCGCTGCTGGTTGACGTACTTGCCGTCCATGCGCAGGCCGTCGGCCACCTTCGTGCCGCGCTTCATGCCCGCGAAGGCCTGGGAGGCCCCGGGCATGGCCTGGCGGATCTGGGCCTCCAGGGTCGCGCCGAGGGTCAGGCGCTCCCCGGCGCCCGGGGTGGGGATGGACGCCGCCTTGGGCCCCTCCGGCGCGCCCTCCTGGGGCTCCGCCGCGGGCTCCTCGAAGTCCTCCATGCCGAACAGCCCGGCCTGGGCCTGGGCCTGGGCCAGCTTGGCCTCCCGCGCCTTGGCGGCGCGCTCGAGCAGGCCCCCCTCCTCCGCCTGGTACTTCCCGGTGGCGGTGCGGGTGCGCACGGACGCCAGCTCCTTGGCCCGCTGGGCCCGGAGGGCCTCCTGCTCCTCGGGCGTGCCGGTGGCCTTGGTGAAGGCCTCGCCGTGCTGCATGCCGACCTTGCCGACGCGGAAGGCCTGCCCCGCGGCCCGGCCGTGGTGCTGGCTGAAGGCCACGGCGAAGCGCCCCCGCATGACCTCCTGGACGGCCTCCTGGGCCTGGACCAGCCCGCCCATGCTCTGGACGTAGTCCGCCCAGGGGGTGGAGGCCTGAGCCGCCAGCTGCTCCTCCGCCGCGGCCTTCCGGGCCGCCCAGGCCTGCCAGATGGGGCTCTCGACGGGCTCCTCATCCCCGAACAGCCCGCCGCCCTCCTCGAACTTGGGCGGCTCGGGGCCGACGGCCTTCATGGCCTCCGCGTGGGCCTCCGCGGCCGCCTTGGCGCCCCCGGGCTCCTTCTTGGCGATCTCCCGGTAGAAGAAGTCCCGCAGGCCCGCCTGGTGCTCGTGGCCCAGCTCGGCGGGCGGGATGAAGGCGGCGGCGAGGCGGGGATCCTCCGCCAGGGTGCGGTGCAGGGCCTCGTGGAAGCCCGGGGCGTCGGTGTCCGCCATCTGGGCGTGCAGGGCGGCCTCCGGCCCCAGGCCCAGGGCCTTCAGGTGGTCCTCCGCCATCGCCTGGAACTGGGGGAGGAGGCTGTCGGCCGGGCGCATCCGCGTCTTCGGGACGAGGTTGCCCTTCGTGTCCTTCAGCAGCTCCCCGTGCTGGTCCCGCTCCCAGACCGGCTCGCCCTTGTCATCCCTGACGACCTCCTGCAGGGGGAAGGTGTCCTGGACGGCCTGCAGAAAGGCCGGCTGGTGCTCCGGGGGGACCCGGTCCAGGGCCGTGGCGCTGAAGAGGTCCGACAGGATGTCCGTGGGCCGCTCGCCGTCGGCCACGCGCAGGGCGACGTGCTCCCGGACGCTGCCCAGGATGTCGGTGTCCGGCATGCCCGGCGTGATGGCCAGCTTCCGGCGCAGCTCCATGGGCTGCGAAATCTCGCTGTCCTGGCGCAGGACCATCCGGTTGGCGAAGCCGCGGGGGAGCCAGGCTTCCTGGTCCAGCTGGCCGCCCTTGATGGCCAGCGCGACCTCCCGCTCGTAGACCTCCCCGGGGTCCACGGGCTTGACGAGGCGGGCCTGGCCCTCCGCGTTGAGGTGCAGCACGGCCTCCCCGGCCTCGTGGTCGATCCGGTAGTCCCCTTCCTGCAGGCCCATGGCCGCGGCGGTCTGGACGGCGCGCTCCGGCGTCATGGCGCCCAGCGGGACGGTCATCACGTCCTGGTCCTTGCCCCGCATGGCAGCGATGAGGGCGGCCCGGGCCTCGAGGCGGCCCAGCGCCCCGCCGAGCGTCCGGCGCGCCTCCTTCAGGGCGGCCAGCTTGTTCTTCTGCATCTCCACGGCGGTCTGCAGGTCCCGGGGCGTGGCTGCGAGGTCCGCGGCGATGCTGTTGGCCTCCTGGCGCAGGGCGGCGGCCTGGTCCATGACGGCGGGCAGGCCCTCTTGGTCCTTCAGGTGGTGCTCCTCGAGGGCCTGGAGGATGGACGCCTGGTCCTCGGGCTCGAAGTTCGCCCGGAGGCCCCGGGCCAGGACCTGCGCCGCGGCCTCGGGGCCCAGGGCCTCGATCACGTCCCGGTCCATCATCCCCTGGCCGACGGAGGCCAGGGCCACCTCGTGCAGGGCGTCGTAGGCCGCGGCCCCGCGGACGGCGTGCAGCCCGTCCATGGCCTTGGGGTCGGAGTCCGGCGCCTCGCCCTCGGGGTAGGCTTCGCCGACCTCACGCAGCAGGCCCTGGACGTGGCCCGACAGCATCTGCTCATAGATCCCCTGCTCGACCGTCCCGCTGACGTCGTCGTCCACCAGCATCTGGAAGCCGCCTTCGAAGGTCCGGGGCTTGCCGGTGCTGGCCTTGTAGGCCTCGCGCAGGGTGGCCCGGGCCTTCAGCAGGTCCGCCAGCCCCTGGTTCGCCTTCAGGGCCTCCTTGGCGGCCTCCCGCAGGGCCCCCGCCTTCTGCGCCGCCAGCTCCTTGGACGCGACGTGCGCCTTGACCGCGGCGTCGTGGGCCGGCTTCCCGGCGCGCTCCTTGATGTCCGCCACCGCGTCGACCAGCTTCTCCGCCGACAGCCCCGCGGCCTCCGCCCGCTTCGCCAGCTCCCGGCGGTACCCCGGGCCCGCCGGGTCCGTCTCGTGCACGAGTTCCTCCACGCCCACGGGCGTGATGCCCCCGCCGATCTGGGCGAGGCCCGCGCCGGCGCGCGCCTGGGCGTCCAGCAGGACCTTGCGCTCCGCCTCCTTCACGAGCTTGTGGGCCAGGGCGAGGCGCTTCCGGTGCTCCGCCTTGGGGTCGGCCTCCGCCTGGGCCCCCGCGCCGGGGCCCGCGGCCTCCTCGCCCTCGGGCTTGGCCTGGTCCAGCAGGGCGGGGTGGTCCTCCTGGATCCCGGCGTGCTGGAAGACGTCCCGGATGAAGGACTCCTCGTTCTTCTGCTTCGCCTCCCGGGCCTGGCCCTTGGCCTGCTTGTGCGCCTCCCGCTCCTCGGGCGTCATGGCCTGCAGCTTGGCCTTCTCGTCAGCCTTGCGCTGGGCGGCCCGCTCCCGGGCCTCGGCCTGGTACTGCCCGGGCTCCTTCAGCCCGTGGAGCCGGAGGCCGTTGAGCTTGCCGCCCGCCCCGCCGACCACCCGGTAGACGCCCTTGGTGCCCTTCACCGGCTGGACCTTGATGGGGTGGCCCTCGCTGCCCGGCCCGCCGGGGTGGACGGTGATCCACCGGGATCCGTCGGCCTCCGCCTCGGCAAACCCGGCCTTGGCCGCGGGCCGGGTGATGGGCCCGTTCCCCAGCCAGTCCTTGAAGTCGTCCATCGTGCAGTAGGAGATGGCCCGGAAGCCCTTCCACCCGGGGCTGAAGGAGTCCAGGTACCCCTGGCGGGCCTCCTCCTCCGTGTGGAAGCCGAGCATCACCTTGTGCTCATCGAAGTCCCCGGTGGCGGGGTTCACCTGGTCCACGATCCAGACGTGCGGGCTCTCGGGATCGGGGCCGATGAAGACGTCCACGCCGTCCCCGTCGGCGCCCCAGGTGCCCTTGGCGAAGCCGTAGTGGTGGGCCATCTGGGCGGCCCAGGGCCGGCCCTTGGCGTCCTTGCCCCTCCGCCAGCTGCCCCGGGGGTTCTCGACGGCGATCTGGATGCCCTGGACGACGACGTGGCCGCGGGGGTAGGCGTTGACGGATCCGTCCGGGTTGGGCCTGGCCGGGGGCTGGGCCTTGGCGGCCTGGGCGTCCAGGTCCGGGGTGGTGAGCGGCTTGATCTTGGCCGTCAGGTCGGGCGTCCAGCCCACCACGGTCCAGCCCAGGTCCTGGCCCTGCTCATCCAGGAAGGCCGGGGCCTCGGCGGGGGGAATGGTGGGGGCGGCGTAGGTCATGGGGTGGGCTCGGGGTGGACTTGCGCGGCGGCGGGTGGGGTGCCACATTGGGGGTTCAGTGCTCCCGCGGGGAAGGAAATATCCAGACGGAACCGCGCGTAGGCCCGCCCGAGGGTAACCCTTTGGCGGGCCATCACTTTTTCTCCGCGGTATTTGGGTTCTGAATCTGGATCTCCACAGGGGCGGCCTCTCGCGTCTCTTCGGGACGATTCCCGGCCATCTCGTACCCCGTGACCACCCAGGTTGGGACCTTGTCGGTGGGGAGGCCTTCCTCTTCCCAGAAAGGGGAAAGGGTCACCTGGTGCTTGCCGGACGTCGCCCAGATCTGGGGGCCCGTGTGCCGCTTGTTGTCCTTTATCGGCGGCTCCTTCCGTGGGTCCCCGTGGACCATGCATTCAGCGATCCCATCCAGAGCGGACTGCACGTCCTGGCCCTTCGCCACGCGCTCCCGGATGATGTGCTGCAGCCGGGCGAAGGTCAGGCCGATGGGGCCCAGGCGCATGTGCATGGTCGTGAGGTAGGGCGGCTTCCCACCGCCGGCCCGGAGGGCGGCGATGGCGGCCTTGGTCTTGGTCACGCGGGTGGCCTGGGTCTGGTCGAATTCCGAGGGCTCCACCCATCGCACATGGGCGCGCACCGGGTGCAGGCCTCCGCGGCCGTCATGGCTGAAATGGGCCGAGACGGTGATCGCCCGTTTGGCGTTCGGGTTGGCTTTGAGGACGGAGCGTGCGCCTCCGGGATCGCCCGGCGCGGAGGCGCTCAGGCTTTTCCCGATGATCCCTTGGCGACGCCGCGGCCAGCCCTCGCCTGGTGGTACTCCATGGCGGCCTTGTGCGCCTCGAACGCGCGCCCGTGGGGGGCGCCCTCGTCGTCCTCGTCGGCGTGGAGGTCCATGTGGTGTTCGGCGGCGGCCTTGTGCGCTTCCGCGGCCTTCGCGTGCGCGTCTGGGCTCCCGTCCTTCTTGGCGGCCTCGGCGGCTCGGTAGGCTTCGGTGCCGAGCCGGATACCTTCCTTGTCCTTGGTCATGTGGGATTCCTGCATCGCCCCCAGGCTCCGACGGTCGTCATCCTCCTGGTTCGCATGGTCCTTTGCGGCTGGCGCCTTCGCCGGGCTCTCCCCGCCGGCCGCCGCCGTCTCGTGCATCGTCCCGTAGGCCAGGGCGCCGTGGTGGTCCGCCATGGCGTGGTGCTCCTGGGCCAGGGCCTGGTGCTCGGGAGCCTCGTCCTTGCCGCTCACCTTGGCGGCCTCGGTGTGGATGCGCGCCGCATTCCGGTGCAGGCGCTCTGCGGCGATGTGGCTCTCCATGGAGTCGGAGAGGTGGGCCCGGTTGGTGGCGGAGTGGGCGGTGGTGGTGGCGTTGTGGGCGGTGCTGAAGGGGTGGCGGTTGTTCCGGCCCGCGGCGAGGCGCCCGGATCGGGTGGTCAGGCCCTCGCTCCGGCGGTTGGCCGTGTCGTAGTCCTGGACGTGGACCAGCTTCCCGTGGACGTTGCGCGTGTGGGCGGCGACGTGGGCCTTCATGATCGGCTCCCCGGAACCCTCCCCGGCTTCGTCCTCCTCCGGCGTGGGGGGCGGCGGGGGGCCGCCGGCGTCCATGCCGCCCTCGAGGTCCTCCTCGCCCTTCAGGATGGGCCGGGGCAGGGCCTCCTCCTCCTGCCCGCCCTGGGTCGCGTCGCTGAGGTCCTTGTCCATCTGGGGGATCATCAGCGCGTGGGCGTCCCCCGCCATGGGGCCCATGACGGCCTTCAGGATGCTGTGGACGTCCTGGCTGTCGCACCCTCCCTCCAGGGCCGCCTTGCAGGCCTCGCGGAGCGCCACGCCCTCCGGCATCGTCCCGAGGTCCTTGGTCCGGTTGAAGGGGCGGCTGCGCTCGCGGAAGGCGGCCGACGCGGCGGTGTTCACGGCGGTGAGCAGGGGCTTGGTCATGGGTCAGCCTTTCTTCAGGTTGGCGGCGGCGTCGCTGTGCGCCTTGGCGCTTGCGGTGTGGGCCTCGTAGGCCTTGTTGTGGCTGCTGTACTGCCTCTTGTCGCCGTAGTGCATGGCGTGGAGGTGGGCGGCCGCGGCGCTGCCGTGGTAGGCCTGGGCCTTGTTGTGGGCCTCGGCCGTTCCTGCCTTCTCGGCGTCCTTCGTCGCCTTCGCCGCTTCGGCGGACTCCTTGTGGGTGTTCATCTCCCTGTTCCCGCTCCAGTAGGAGTGGGCCCCGACGGCGGTCGCGTGCTTCAGGGCCTCCGCGGCGTGCTGGGCGCCCGCTGACTGCTTCGGCGGATCGGCCTTGGGCGCCTCCGGCGGCTTGCCGTTCTTCTTCACCGCGTCGGTGTAGTGGGTCGGGCTTCCGGTGTCGGCGTGCTTGACCGCGCCGCCGACGGCCTCGCCGGCGGGCTTCCCACTTTCCGGGAACAGGTCCGAGTGCTTCACCTTCCCTTTGAGGCCGCTGAGGCCCCGAGCCTTGAAGTGGAGATCCTCACCATGGCGTTTGACGTCCCACTCGTGCCCCTGTTCGTCCTTGAAATAGGACGACTCGCCGTGCTTCAGGTCCTTCAGCTTCTGCTCGTGCTCGGGGTGGATGATGGCGCTCCCCGACATCCCGTATTCGCCGTCCCGGTACTTTCCGAACCCGACCCGCTTCCGGTATTCATTGGCGTCGATGCCGGTGGGCTCGTATCCGGTTTCGTCGGGCCCGTCCTTCTCCTTGTCCATCGCCTCCTGGCGGGCCTTGCCCTGGCGTGCCAAGAAGGCGTCTTCCGTCTCGTCGTCCTGCTTTTCCAGGTGCGGAACGCGCTTGAAGTGGTCGTCTTCGGTCTCTCCGCGCCGGCGCTCAGACCACTCCTCCACTCCTCCCGACTTCGGCGGCTCCGCGTTCTTGTTCCCTGGGGCCTGGCTGGCGGGCTTGGCCCCAACCGGGCCGATCTGCGGCGTGACGGGCTTCTTCTCGATGTCCTTCTTGGGCTTGGCCCAGCCCGCGTCGGGCCCGTACTGCGTGTGCCCCAGTTGACCCTTCTTGTGCCCTTCGATGTACTCGAATTCGTGGAACGTCCCGCCGTGAAGGTCCTTCGTGTTCCCGGTGAACTTGATCTTGTCGCCCTTGAAGTAGTGGGCCTTCTCTGGTGCTTCTGTTGGCTTGTCGTTCTTCTGGCTTGGCGGGTTCCCCCCGGCTTGGGCAGCCTCCCGGTGCTCGATCTCCTTGGCGGTGTGGGCGGCCGCGGCGTTCTCGTGGAACTTGGCGGTGGCCTCGATCTCCTCGGGGTCGTACCCCTTGGTCGCGCGGACCTCCTTGGCGGCCTCGGTGTGGGCGGAGGCCGCGGCCCCGTGGTGGCCAGCCGCGCTCGTGTGCAATTCCTGGGTCCCGTTCTTCTCCGCCGACTTCGACTTCGTGTGCGCGATGTCGGACTTCGCCGCCGCCTTCTGGCCCCACTCCGTCTGGACGTGGGTTCCTGGCGGGTTCCCGCCTGCCGACGCGCTCCCGTGGTCCTTCTGGCCCTGGGCGCCTTCGACCTCCGCGTACTTCTTCTTCGCGTAGGTGGGCCAATCGTCGGTCTCGCCTTGGGCCTTGGCGTGCTCATACGCCTTGCCCTGATGGTACGAGGCTGCGGATCCGTGTTCTTTGGCCTTGTCCCCATATGCGGTCTTACCGGCAGCCTCTTCATGAGCGTGGGCGGCCTTCCAGTGAGCGGCCTCGGCGGCCTTGTGATCCCGGTTCTCTCTTGCGTGCTCGGCGGCCTTGGACAGCTCACCAGCCGACTCGGATTCCTTCTTCCCAGCCTGCTTCTTCAGCTCCTCGTGGATGGCGAGGGCCTGGCTCGGGTCCTGGACGTGGTAGTGGTCGTAGGCGCCCGTGCGCCCGTGGTGGGTGGCCCCGGCCCTGCGGCGCTCGACCGGGATGCCCAGCTTCTGGGCCGCGGCCTTGATGTGCTCGCCGTCCTCGGCGTCGGTGGCGCGGAGGTAGTGCGTCCCGCCCTTGTGCTTGCCGATGGCCGTGCGCTCGTGGAGGGTGGCCGCCCGGCCCTGGGGCCTGGAGTCGTCATGGTCGGCGACGTGGACCACCTTCCCGTTCACCACGCGGTAGTGCGACTTCACGTGGGCCTTGAGGATTTCGCGCGGCTGGATGGCGGTGGTCATGGTCCTCGTCTCCCGGGCTCGCCCCAAGGGTGCCCCGCGCGGCGCTAGGCCCCGTCGAAGCCACGGCACTATCCCAGGGGGGTTGCCAGCCAGCAACCGCCGCCCGGCGCTGGCCCGGCGACGGTATGCGCATGCTCGCGGCCCTGGGCAATCTCGCCGCCATCCTCGCAAACAGCGAGGCGCTTCCCGTCCGCCTGCCCTTCGACCGTCCGGCCCTGAAGGCCTACCCCTCGATGGAGCAGGGCCAGCGGATCCTCTACATGGAGGCGTCCAACGAGATCCGGGACCTGCAGGGCGAGAAGATCTTGCTCGGCGCCCTCGAGGAGTCCATCCCGTACTTCCTGAAGTACGGCCGCATCGACTTGGACCACGCCTCCGTCGCCAAGGAGATCCGGGGCCAGCGGGTGAACCCCTACGCCTTCGAGATCGGCCGCCCGCTGGACGCCAAGGTCGCCGAGGGCTCCGTCTGGGTGAAGGCCGCCATCTTCTCCTCCAGCGACCGCTCGGGGGCGCAGAACCGCTTCACCGAGGCCGCTGACCTCTTCTGGGACAGCCTGCACACCCAGCCCCCGGTCATCTGGTACCCCTCCGTGGCCGGCGACGTCTACGACGACTACCAGACCGTCGAGGACGGGAAGCCGACGGTGGCGGTGCGGAAGATGCGCTGGCACTCCATCGGCCTCTCGCGCACCCCGGTCAACCACGGTGTGCAGCCCGTCAGCACCATGCCCCTCCGCGAGTTCGCCAAGGCCTTCAGCAGCCTCGGGGACCTCAAGGACGCCCTGCGCGCCCTGAGCCCTGACGCCTACGCCGTGGACGGCCCCATCAACCCGAAGGACCCGGACATCGCCGCGATGCTCCAGGTCATTTCCGACACGCCGTCGGACGCAGGCATCGACTTCCTGCTCGGCCTCGCGGCCCAGCGGGGCATCCCGCCCACCCACGCCCTCGCCACCGTGCTGGCCCTTCTCTCCGCATAGGAGCCCTCTATGTCCGCCTCTCCTGCTGCCCAGCCCAACATCCTTGACCGCCTGAAGGCCCGCACCCGCGAAGTCCTCAAGGCTCTTGGCGAGACCGCCAAGAAGGAGGAGGGCGACGAGACCAAGACCATCCCCGTCCCGCCGGATGCTCCGAGCGGCATGGAGACCGACCCCCGCGTGGGCGACGCCTCCCCGACCGAGGGCGATCTCTCGGAAGCCGCGGAGGGCGCTGCGGGTGCCGACGACGGCGCTGCGGGTGCCGATGGTGCCGAGGGCCTGCCCCCCGAGGGTGCGGGCGATGGCGACGGCGACGAGGCCCCGGGCGCCCCGGGTGGCGACAAGGACGGCGACGAGTTCGACGCCCACGGGAACCACGACTTCTCCGAGGAGGAGAAGCGCGCGATGCAGAAGGCCTACGGGAACGAGACCGGCCAGGCCGAGCCCAAGGAACTGCTCGACGGCGGCGTGGACGTAGTGGAGCTGATGCACCGCCTCCTCGAGGCCCTCGAGGACATGAGCGTCCGCGTCGGAGCCTCCATCGATGAGATCCGCGCCGACGTGAACAAGCTGAAGGCCGGCGGCACCGTCACCGACCGCAAGCTCTCCAAGGCGCTGCAGGAGATCGAGCGGCTGGGCCAGCCCAAGCCCAAGGCCATCACCAAGAGCTACGGCGGACCTGGCGGCGCGGAAATCCCCGCGCCCCCGGCCCTGCCGGACAGCTCCGACCTGTACCTGCAGATGAAGTACGGCAAGACCACCCCGCAGGAAGCCCTGCGGACCGTCCGGATGACGAAGGGCCAGGGCCTCGATGCCTAGGCCGACCAACCATTCCACCCCACCGGCCAGCACCGGCCGTTCCTAGAGGAGGCGTCAATGCTCGACGCAATCACCATCCTCGGCCAGCTCGCCGAGGGCAGTTCCGACCCCAGGGTCCGCAACATCATGAAGGCCCTGACCAGCACCCAGGCGGGGACCGACCTCTCCGCCCTCAGCGGCGGCGGCGCGCTGCGCATCGAGTCGATGGACCACGAGCTGGCCATCGCCGCCGTCCAGAACGAGCACTTCAAGCTGTTCAACAAGCTCTTTCCGTCGAAGGTCACGACGTGGAGCCTGATCGACCAGCAGGCCGTGAAGGACGAGATCGGCGGCTACCCCGGCGGTTCGGTGTCGAACGAGACGGCCTCGAACGTGCCCGAGCGCTCGGGCAAGTACCGGCGCGAGATCACGGAGCTGAAGGTCCTGGCCGAGTACGGCGGCGTCTCCGTCCCCACGGCGATGCAGGGCGTCCTGCAGCAGGCGGCGGGCATGGCCGACTTCAACAGCGGCGAGGAGGAGGTCTTCAATTCCCTTCTGCGCATCATGCAGACCACCGAGTGGCTGCTGCTGAAGGGCGACGCCAGCATCGACACCTTCGAGTTCACGGGCCTCATCCCCGCCATCCAGTCCCGCGCGCCGCAGAACATCGTGGACATGGCCGGCGCCAAGCTGGAATCCGGCGCCAAGGTGGCGAGCCTGGCCGCCCAGCTCTCGAGCTTCGGGAACTGGGGCTCCCCGGACACCATCTACTGCTCCCCGCTGGTGAAGGCCGACTTCGACGCCAAGCTGGAATCCGGCTACCGCGTCAACCTGGACGCCAACATCCCGGCGACCGAGATCGGCGCCCTGGTGAAGGCCATCCGCTACAACGGCCTGGGCGTGGGCAACGGCATCCTGGACCTCGAGCCCCACGTCTACCTGGACGAGGCCCTGAAGGCCCCGGTCAGCACCTACGCCGACTCCGCCAACATCACCATTCCCGCCCCCGACAGCCTGGCCGGCGTGGCCGCCGCCGACGCCGCCAGCAAGTTCCTGGCTGGCCACGCGGGTGACTACGTCTACCGCGCGGAGGCCGCCTCGGGCGCCAACGTCTCGACCACCGTGGCGAGTTCGGCGGTGACCGTGGCTGCTGGCGACAAGGTGACGCTCACCATCAACGACGCCACCAACGGGTCGGAGACCTACTACAACGTCTACCGCGGCCGCAAGAACGCCGCCGGGGCCGCTTCCGACGTGCGTCTCATCGGGCGCGTGAAGAAGGCCGGCGCGACCACCACGTTCGTGGACTACAACGCCACCATCCCCGGCACCTCGGAGGCCCTGGTGCTCTCCACGAGCGTGCAGCAGCAGGCCCTCCGGCTCCTGCAGATGTGCCCGCCCTCCAAGCTGCCCCTGGCCCTGACCGGCCTCAACTACCGCTGGGTGATCTTCGCCATCATGGCCCTGCGCGTCGCGCAGCCGAAGAAGCTGGGCCTGATCAAGAACATCTTGCCCGCCAACGCCGCCTGGCTGCCCTTCGGCTGACGGGGAGCGCCCCTTCGCCCCTGCGGAGGCATCGAGAAGGGGCCCGGCTCCACCCACGGGCCGGGCCCCTTGGTTTTCCTGAACCCTTCCCCACGGAGTCCCCATGTCCAACGCACCCCTCGTGGTCATCGCCAGGAACGGCATGCCCTTCACGCCGCCGGTCATCGACGGCGAGACCTTCCGCCTGCTCGCCGACGACGTCTGGCTGGCCCTCGTCACCGAGGAGAAGGCCCAGCACATGACGCGCGTCCCGAACTACCGCCGATTCGGTGGCAAGGTGCCCGACGGCTTCTTCCCGGGCGTCACGGTGACCGTCGCCCCGCCGCCGAGCAACGATCCGGCCCTGCCTGGTGATGCCGGTGCGCCTGGCGGCGCCCCGCCGGCGGGCCAGGACGGCACCGACGGCACCCAGGGTGGTGACGGCGCCCCCGCGGGCTCCGCGCCGGACGGCCTCTCCCCGGAGATCGCCAGCCTCACCAGGAAGGAGCTGGCGGCCTACGCCTTCGAGAAATTCAAGGCCCCGCTGGAGCTGGGGCGCCGGGAGGACATGCTCCAGGCCGTCCAGAAGCTCATCAACGACGCGAAGGGCGCCCCGAAGGAGTAACCAATGGCCAGCGGCGTCACGGCCCAGGAGCTGAAGGACCAGCTGCTCTACGGGCTCATCTCCCAGATCCCCCTCCTCCAGTCCTGGGGGGGGATCGATGATGCCTTGACGGCCGCCATCGAGGAGGCCGAGGGCTTCGTGGAGCGGGAGCTGGGCACCCGGTTCGCCGTCACCCAGTTCCGGTCCTACATGGCGGCGGCCGCGGAGCCCGTCCCCCCGACGCCCGGCCCGGGGCAGGACGCGGTGGAGTACGAGCCGCCCTACCAGTGGCCCGGCTACACGCCCGGGGACGGCTATCCGAGGATCCGCACCCGGGTCCGGCCGCTCCTCGAAGTCACGGCGCTCAAGCTGAACCTCCCGGGCTCCATCGTGGCGCCCTACACGGTGCCCCTGGGCTGGCTCCGCGTGGACCGGACCATCCACGAGGTGATGGTCGCCCCGTCGGCGGGGACGGTGCCCTTCGGGCTGGCCCAGGCGCGCTGGTGGACCGGGCTGCGCCTGCCGCAGTCGGCCCTGCTGGAGTACCGGGCTGGGCTGGGCGCCGACGGCCTGAAGAAGTGGCCCCAGGTGCTGCGCCTGGTGAAGCTCCACGCCGCCATCGCCTTCCTCCCGACGGCCGGGCTGATCCTGAACCCCACGGTCAGCACGAGCGAGAGCGCCGACGGCCTCTCCCAGAGCCGGTCCAACGGCTACGTGTTCAAGGACCTGGAGGACCGCCTGCGCTCGGAGGCCGAGGCCCTGATGCTCTCGATGCGCAACGTCTGGGAAGGTCCCGGGCTGTTCGTCCTGTAGGAGGCCGCCGTGCCGATCATCGATGGCCTGTCGCAGCTCACGGGGGCCGTGCAGGGCGCCCGGGCCCTTCTGTCGCCTAACCCGCTCGGGAAGGCGTCCCAGGCCACGACGCTGCCCTTCTACCGCTTCGAGGTCTGGAACGACGCCGGCCCGGCCCCTGTGGCGGACCTGCAGGGCGAGATCCTGACCGTCTCCAAGGGGACCCTGGCCCTCCGCCTGCCGCCGTCCTCCTTCCAGTACGAGCCGGTGTACCGCGCCGAGGTCAGCCTGGACATGGCCGGTGAGGTCGTGGTCTACGACGGCGGCCCGGGCATCGGGCGGTGCTCCATCCGGGGCCAGCATGGGCTGGGCATCCCGACGGCGGACCTGGCCCGCCTCTTCGGCAAGGACATCAAGTCCACCCAGGAGAGCGCCGGCTTCCTGATGGTCCAGGCCCTGGAGCGGTGGTTCGAGGACTGGGCCGAGACCAACAAGCGGCGCTACGCCGACGGGAAGGAGGGCCTCCGCTTGGCCTTCTCGGTGCGCGACGGCTCCTGGACGGAGTGGCAGAACCGGACGCGCTGGATCATGCCCATCACCCTGCCCACGCAGGAGCGCTCCGTGGCGCGCCCGCTGGACTGGGCCTACTCCATGTCCTGGTGGGACCTGGGGCCGATGAAGCCCAAGGGCAAGGCGACCGACCCGGCGAAGCCCGGGGGGCCCGCCGACCTGCTGGGGAAGGCGGCATCCCTGAAGGCCCGCGCCCAGGCTCTGGTGGCGCCGTTGACCTCGCGCAGCCTGGGGCCCCTGGCTTCCCAGGCCCAGGCCCTCGCCAACGGGCTTGGCGACCTCCGCTCCTCCCTGGAGGCCCTGCGGCGGGACGCCGTGGGCGTGGTCCAGGGCGTCCGGGACACCGCGGCCCAGATCAGCCTGAATGCTGCGGGCATCATGGCCGCCGTGAACCCTCAGACCTTCGGCGACTCCCTGCTCGCGGAGGTCCGGGGCGTCAGCCTCGACTCCCGGCAGCTGGCCGGCGAGGTCATGCGCTGGGACACGACCCTGGGGCTCACCGACGTGCCCTCGCGCGCTCCCGAGGTCGTCTTCCAGGGCACTGGGAACCTCCAGACCCTTGCCGCCTCCCAGGGCGGGGGCATCGATGAGTGGGTGGACATGGCGCGTGGCGGACAGCTGCGCTGGCCCTACACGGAGGTGCCCTGATGCCGCGCGTCGTCGGTGTGCCCAACCCGGGGACCGTCCTTCAGCCTGGGGACCGGGCGAGCCAGCCCGTGCAGAACCTTCGGGGCCGCCTGGCTGGCGATCCCATCGGCCGGGACCTCGACCCCGATGGCCGGCCCGGGGTGCTGATCCCTGGGATCCAGAACCTCAAGAACGCCCTCGAGCGCCGGCTGCGCACGCCCAGGGGCTACCTCCCCCATCACCCCCAGTACGGCTCGGGCCTCCACCGCTACATCGGCTCGATGCTGGCCCTCGCCGAGGTCCTGGGCGCCCGGGACGAGGCGGCCCGCACCCTGCTCGATGATCCGCGGGTGCTGGGCATCGTGCGGCTGGCCGTCGACGTGGAGGGGGACGCCATCCTCATCAACGGGGCCGTCGAGACGCCGCTGGGTGAGGTCGAGATCTCGACGTCCGTCATTTCCTCGGAGGGCTGACCATGGCCGGGTTTGAAATTCGCCGCTGGGAAGGCCTGACGCAGAAGGCCATCGACTGGATCCAGTCCAACCCCGACGCCGCCGACGGCGTCATCCCCTCCGACCTCTTCGTGGGGAGCCTCGAGCGGTCGCACATCGAGGCCGTCGCCCTGCTCATGGAGGAGCTGGACGTCCGGGCCGCCCAGGCCATTTCCTGGGCCGTCCAGGAGAGCGCCTTCCGCGCCTTCGGCTTCACCCTCCTGCCCGCCAAGGCCGCCACGGGCTCCGTGGTGTTCATGGCCGTCGTGCCTCCGGCCCTGGAGATCGAAATCCCCCAGGGGACCAAGGTGGTGAGCAAGGGCGGCCAGGTGTTCATCACGACCGCGCCTGGCGTCATCGCCGTAGGCGAGTACGCCTCCGCCGAGATCCCCGTCGTGGCGGCGGTGCCGGGCCCTGATGGGAACGTGCCGACCGAGGACATCGCCGCCCTGGTGTACCCCATCGCCGGGGTCGACGGCGTGACGAACTACGAGCCCATGCGGTACGGAAGCCCCGAGGAGGGCGACACGGCCCGGCGGGCCCGGTTCGTGCGCTACATCCGGTCGCTGCCTCGCGGGACCGTGGACGCCCTGGAGTTCGCCGCGGAGTCCACCGGGGTGGTGGCCTCGGCGAAGTGCGTTGAGCCGTGGGCGCTCAACCCCATCCCCGCCGGCTCCCCCGCGGCGGGCGTGGCCTACCTGTACGTGGACGACGGCGTGGGCGGGCCGACCCTGCTCCCCGACGTGGAGGCCGCCGTCCGGGAGACGGTGAACGGCTACATCGACGGCGACGGGCGCCGGGTCCCCGGGTGGAAGGCTGCGGGGATCCCCGTGCTGCTCTACCCCGTCCAGCAGAAGGGCATCAAGCTCAGGGCCACGGTGCGCGTGGCGCCCGCCGCCCGCCAGCGGTGGTCCTCGGTCGCCGAGAACCTCAGCGCGGCCGCCACCGCCTACTTCGCGTCCCTCGGGATCGCGCAGCCCGTCAGCTACCAGGACCTGTTCATCGCCCTCACGCTCTGCGATGACGCGATTGTCTCGGTTGCCCTGTCCATGTGGCCCGCCGACTCGGTGGCCCCTGGCTACGATGCCCCGCTCTCCGCGGACGACATCCAGCTTTCCGACAGCACCACGGCGGCGGGCTACGGGGTGCGGCACACCCTCTTCTCCGGGCAGGCCCTGGAGCCCTCCGGCGCCGTGGACTACCCCGAGTGGAGGCTCGCTCCGTGAGCGCCCTCCGGGGCATCACCGCCAAGGTTTCCCTCGTCTCGAGCTACGTCGATGGGGAGAAGGAGCGGTACTCGCTGCTGTGGAACCCGGCCGCCGGGCTCTCGGTGCTGCTCATCCGCCAGGGCGACAAGGACGAGGCCATCGAGGGCGCTCTGGGCCTGGTCCAGGTCGAGACCCAGGAGACGCTCCAGCAGCACGCCTGCACCCTGGTCTTCAAGGCCGGGGGGGTGGCCGACCGGCTGCTGGACCTTGTGGAGCCCATGGACGCCCTCCGGGTGGAGATCCTCGGCGACGACGGCGTGTGGGAGGTGGCCTTCGACGGCTTCGTGGTGTCCGAGAACGACCGCCAGGTGTCCACCATGCGTTCGGCCTCCCGGGGCTACACGATCCAGGCCGTGGGCTTCCGGAAGATCCTCGAGCAGTCCTGGCTCAACTGGCAGGGGAAGATCCGCGCCGGCGCGTCCAAGGAGTTGTTCGGGCCGGGATCCTCGCTCTACAAGAAGCTCACGGACGAGGGGGTGGGCAAGCAGCCCACTTGGCTGATCGAGACCCTGCTGCGGGATGGCGTGGGCCAGTTCCTGGGCCTCTACGTCGGCGGGGAGAAGCTGGAGTTCGGGACGGCCTTCCAGGTGGGCGAGGGCGCGGACTGGGATACCGCCTTCGACCTGAAGCAGGCGTTCAGCCGGGACTGGTACCTGCAGAGCAACGGGCCGCTCTGGAGCATCCTGGCGGGCCTGTCGGAGCCGGACGTCCACGAGTTCTTCGTCTCCTACCGCCCCCGGGCCTCGGGGAACGGTGACTTCGACATCCCCACGCTGATCTTCCGGCCGCGGCCCTGGCCCGGCCCTGAAGGCGACGACGCCGGGTGGAACGCCCTGGACGTGACGTCCGTGGGCGCGCCTGGCTCGGGGACGGCCAGCCGGGACGTGGTGTGGCAGAAGTCCGACACCCAGGCGCCCAACGTCTTCAGCTTGGCCGCGGCCTCGGCTTCCGACGGCACGGCGGCCGACAACAACGTGAAGATCCGGACGCCCTTCATGGTGGACCGGAAGGGCATCGCCAGGCGCGGGTTCTTCGAGCGCCAGGTGGTCATGACGCTGACCCCGCAGGGGACGGCGGGCTGGTGGGGCGAGGTCGGCACGAAGATCCTCCGGCGCGTCGCCTACCAGGAGGCCCCGCTGCCCTACCTCTGGGACTTCAGCGGCACCTATCCCCTCCTGGCCGGCGCCCGGGCGGGGACGGCCTTCGAGGACCAGGCGCTCGGCATGGCTGGCTACCTCGTCTCCGTCTCCCACCGGATCTCGGTGCGCGAGGATGGGGTGTCGGCGTCCACGTCCCTGGGCGCCGTCCGCTGCCTCCGGGGCTCGGACGTCGCCACCTACCCCGACATCGTGCGGCGGCTGGTGAACATCACCGAGGAGCGGTGGATCGAGTCCGAGCCCGCCAAGGAGACCGAGAAGGCGGCGAAGCCGACCAGCGAGGAAAGCCAGCCGGCCGTGCGCAAGGGCGGGGATCACCAGCGTCTCACGAAGTCGGAGAAGCACCCGAACATCCCCAACACGCCGACGGGCCAGGCCGCCCAGAACCTGGAGCGCCTGAAGAAGAAGCTCCAGCAGGTGGAGGGCCTGGTCGGCCCTGTGCGGGTGACGTCCGGCTACCGCTCGGACGCGCTGAACCGGGCCGTGAAGGGCAGGGAGAACAGCCAGCACAAGGACGGCAACGCCGTGGACTTCCAGCCGGCGGGCGACGCCCAGGCAGCCTGGGAGACCCTGAAGAACACGCCGGGTCTGCTCTACGACCAGCTGATCCTCGAGATCCGCAGCGACGGCACCAAGTGGATCCACATGAGCCAGGCCAACGAGGGCGACACGCCCCGCCGCCAGGCCTTCATCGACCACGTGTAGGAGGGCCCATGTCCGACCTGGCCATCTGCCTGGAGCGCGTCGAGGGTGGCATCCGCGTCCTCTACCGGGACGGCGTCGAGTCCTCGAAGGACAACCCCGTCCGGGTGCTCATGCGCCGGGCCCACACCGCCGGCGGGACCGCCAGCGAGTTCCCCCAGCCCGGGGAGCTTGGCCTGGTGGAGCGCGTGGACGAGGGCCTTGCCATCTGGCTCGGCTCCCTACCCGAGCAGGAGGCCAACCAGATCCCCCTCGAGCTGAACATGGCCTACTGGCGCCACGAGTCCGGCCTGCGCCGCTGGACCGCCCAGAACGGCGATGTGGCGTTCGACCACCCTTCCGGGCTGAAGCTCTGGGCCACCATCGAAGACGGCCCTCCTGCGCGCCCGGAAACCTCCGCAAGCCCCACCGAGGTGAAGACCGACCCTGTGCAGGTGGGCCTGGACCACCCCTCGGGCGTGAAGGTCCGCATCGAGGCCGACGGCCGGGTCCGCCTTGAGGCCTTGGGCGGGGCCCTCCTGACCGTGGACGCCGAGGGGAAGGTCGCCCTGCAGGGCGCCGAGGTCATGTTCCAGGACGCCTCGGCCCGGTTTGTCATGGAGGCCCTCGTCGACTGGGTGAAGACGCACACCCACTCGGGGGTTCAGACGGGCGGGGGCGTGTCGGGGGCGCCCTCCTCCCAGCCCCCGGCGTCCAGCCTGAGCCCCTCCACCTTCAAGGGCCCCCATGCCTGACGCCTCCTTCGCCGCCTGGGTGAACCTGGACGCCCTCCGGGTCGAGCTGGAGCTGGTGGCCGGCGGCCTGGTGCCGGGCGACTTCACGTCCTTCGCCGCGGGCATGGAGGCCACCGCCGAGGACGCCGAGGCCAAGTACCGGGGCTACCTGACCGGGCACCCCATCCCGGGGAAGGGCGCGCTGAAGCGGCCCACCGGGGGCTTGGCGCGGGGCGTCTACCGCCGCCAGGACGCCCTCCTGCAGTGGGCCCTCGGGAACGCCTCCGACCACGCAAAGGCCGTCGAGGAGGGCGCGCCGGAGCGGGACATGAAGAAGTCCCTAGCGACGGCCCCGCGGGCCCGGAAGGCCAAGGATGGGAGCCTGTACCTGATCATCCCCTTCCGCCACGGCGTCTCCACGGCCTCGCGCCTGGCGCCCATGCCGAAGGCCGTTCACGCCATGGCGGTGCAGATGGCGCACTCCCGCGTCGTGAGCCAGAAGACCCGGGTGTCCGCGACGGGGCACACGGTGCCCGCCTGGATCTACGAGTGGAACGGCCGCCTCACGAAGCAGCAGCTGCAGGACGCCGGGATGGACGATGCGACGGTGAAGCGCTACCAGGGCCTCGTGCGCATGGGCAAGCCCAAGCAGACCACCTACATGACCTTCCGGGTGATGAGCCAGAAGAGCAAGGGGTGGATCCGCCCCGCCCAGCCTGGGCTGGCCCCCCTCCAGACGGCCATCGATGTGGCCTGGACCACGAACAAGCCGGCCCTCGAGGAGGCTCTGCAGGCGGACCTGGAGAGCCTCCTGCTGGGCTAGTTCGAGATGAGGCTGATCCCCTTGGCGCCCCAGGGGGTTCCGTAGTCCTCGAGGGTGTTGTTGCAGAGGACCAGGACGTTGCCGCCCACCGATGCGACGGCGAACGGGCCCTGGTAGTAGCCGCCCGTCGTGATCTGGTTCTGGCTCCAGGTGATGCCGTCGGTGCTCATGAGGTAGAAGTGGTTCTGCGTCGCTCCGGTGCCTCCGGCCTGCTGGCCGGCCACGAAGATGGATTCTCCGGTCCACTCGATCACGTTCCAGTTCTTCGTGCTCGGCAGGTAGCGCGTGGTCCACGTCACGGCGTCCGGGGAGGTGAGCGCGCGGTTCCCGCCGTACTCGACCAGGACCCAGCTCGCCCCGGTCCAGATCGGGCCGCGCCAGTTCCCGCTGGGGATGCTGGTCGTGCTCCAGGTCGTCCCGTCGGTCGTGTAGGCGGCCTTGTTGTTGGCGATGGCCAGCCAGCCGACGCCATCGCTGCCGAGCCTGGTGTACGGGCTCGGGTCGCTGGCGGTGCTCCCGGAGATGAGGGCCACCGGGGTGGAGTTCCAGGACCTGCCGTTCCCGCTGGTAAAGAAGCCCTGCCCGCTCAGGCCGAAGCTCGAAAGGATGGCGTACTTGTTCCCCGTCGCCCCTGCGTTGTAGGCGATCTGGCCCAGGGGCCTGGGGCCGGAGGCCAGAACGTCGGCGCCCTCTGTCCAGGCCAGCATGTCGGTGGAGGTGGCAAACTTCAGGGTCGGCCCGGCCTCGTTGTAGACCAGGGCCACGTAGGTGGTCCCGCACTTCGCCAGGGTGGCGTCCACGCGGTCGGTCGTAGGGTCGGTCGGCAGGGTGATGCCCGTCGGCGATTCCAGCGTCCAGGTGGAGCCGTCCGAGGTGGAGAAGAGGCGGGTCTTCTTGCTCGTGACGTTCGGGCTCCCGTTGAAGTCCCGGGCCCAGACCCAGAACTTGGAGCTGTGGTAGACCACGCCCCCGTTGCTGTTGAAGGGGCCGGCGGCGGGGTTGGTCGCCCAGAACCAGTGTTCGTTGGAACCAGCGTGGATCGTCGTGGTGTTCAGCGTCCAGGAGAGCCCCAGCCAGCCATGGGGGACCAGATTGACCGTGAAGAGTTCCTCGGTGGTGGTGGTCTGGGATCCCACCGTCACCACGGCCTTGGTCTTGAAGGTGTAGGCCCCGAGGTCGTTGGGCACGTCGGCGGTGAAGGTGCTGGTGTAGCTGGTGCCGGCGCTGACTCCTGCTCCTGCGAACGTCGTTCCGGCGCCGACCACGGACCAGACGTGGGTTCCGGTCTGGAAGTTCGAGTCCGCCGGGCTCCCGGTCGCGAGAAGAATGGAGAAGGTGGCCGTGGTGGGCCGGGCCAGGGTGATAAGGGTCGGGGACTCCCTGCGGTAGAGGGTGGCGGCGCCAGCCTTCGCGTGCATCCTCGGCGCGTAGGCCTTGACCGTCTTGTCGGTCCTGGCCCCGTAGGCGCCCGTCACGGTCAGCGTCATGGTGCTCTGGCCGTTGTATTCCGCGTTGCTGGCCTGGGGCGGGAGCGCGGGGAGGAAGAGCGTGGACACGCCCGTGTTCACCGCGACGTTGGGGTTGAGCAGGCTGCCCGGTTCACGCCCGAAGTACTGGTACGGGCCGACGCCTCCGCTCCGGGTGATGGTGAAGGTGCGGGTGAAGCCGCTCTCTCCGCCGTACCCGTACCCCGTGCCGTCGATGTTGTCCCAGGCCTCGCCGACCGTGCCGCCCGAGAGGAGGAGGTAGGCGGGGGTGTCCACGACGATCTGGCTGGGCAGCTTGAGGATCTTGATCACCTTCCGGGCGGTCTTCCCCGTGCTGTCCTTGCCGTAGATCTTGAGCGTCCACGCGCCGTAGCTCACCAGCGTGGACTTCACGTCGCTGCCGTCGAAGGCTGCATTCGGGAGGTCGGTGCCCGCGAGGATCTTCCAGGCGATGGGCGGCGTGTCGCCGGTGGTGGTGATGGGGATGACCATCTCGTAGGGGAACGTCTCCTCCCCGTACTCCGAAATGTCGGCGTTGGTGATGGTGAAGGAGTTCCCAGGGTCCTGCAGCTCGCCTTCCTGGTCGCTGAAGCCCAGGTAGACGAAGGACCCGGCGAGGGTGACCGCGCCGCTGTCGCCGCTGAAGATCACCTTGTCCCCGGCGGTGAAGAAGAGGACGGCGGAGATCCGGCCCACCGTCTCGTGGACCTGGGAGTACCCCGTCTCCGCCATGGCCTTGCGCTCGATGCGGCAGATCTTGTCCGCGGCCTCGGCGGTCAGCAGGACGTGGTAGTACCCCGTCCGGCTGATGTAGACCGCCAGGTCATCGAAGTCGAAGGTGGGGAGTTCGCTGGTGGCCTTGACGATGCCGAAGGTGTAGGCGTGGTCGTTCCCGGGGTCGGGGTTCGTGGCCTCGAAGGTGAGCACGTGGGGGATGCCGCGGCGGTCGTGCGTCCAGTCCGTGGGGTCCCACCGCTCGACCACGGCGACGTTGTCCACCTCGGCGGCCACCCGCACGGCGGCCAGGACCACCGGGTGCCTCCCCACGCCGTCGTAGGGGTCCTCCACGGTGGGGATCTCGGGCTCGGTGGCGGGGGTGCCCTTCAGGACGGCATAGACCGCCTGCTGGCTGGTGGTGAATTCCCCGGTAGGCTCCCCGGTGAGCCCGTCCACTGGGCCCTGCACCCACTTGTGCAGCCCCAGGATGAGGTCGATCCGGGGGTTGGCGTCCGGCGGGTCGATCTGCAGGGCCACGCCCTCCGTCTCTTCGACGGTCTGGCACCCATGGTCGGCGTCCCCCTTCGTCCTCCAGACGGAGACCCCGCGGCCGCTGGTCCCGAGGGTGACGGTCCATCCCGCGCCGGCGCCGATGCCGCTGATGGATGGGACGAGCCCCTCCACAACGGCCCCGTACCAGGGCATCACGCGGTGGAGGTCGTCGTCGGTGACGTAGGTGCCGAACAGGCCTGGCTGTCGCTGAGTCATGTGTTACCTCGATTGAACTGGGACGCCGCGGGGCCAGAGCTGGCCAGCGGCTGGGCGCGGGTAACCGCCCCGGCGCACAGAGGGCGGGAAGCTCTTGGTGACCGCCGGCTTCCCGGTCACCACGAAGTTTCCGGTGGGTGAGATCACAGCCATCAGTCATACCTCACAAGGACGGTCGCGCCGGTCGCCTGGCCCAGGCCGGTGATGTTCGCGCTACCTACCGGATAGAACGTCCGATAGGTCCCGTAGTGGGAAATGGATTGCGGGACACCCTGCGATATGTCGCCGTTGAAGTAGGTGAGCACACCTTGGGCCGGAGGATGGACGCCGAAGCCCAGCGGCAGGACCGGGCCCGTGTAGACGTTCGCGCCCAAGGCCCAGCTCGGTCCAGCTGGCATCACGGTCTGGATCGAACTCGCGGCAATGGAGAGTGGGCCGCTGAATTGCACTACCTGATTTCCACTGGCCGCATTTCTCGTTGCGTAGACGAAGACAATGCCCTCGTTCGTGTTCCCCCCAGAGACGTTCTGGGTACGCTCCACTGTCGCGAAGTAGGCCTGCCCTGTGGTGCCGCCAGCGTACATCATCAGCGTGAGGCGGCTGGTATCGCCGCTGACCCAACAGAGGTACGGCGTCGCCGAGGACGTGGTGGCCGTCCCGAGCTGGATCCTGGACGACTTCTGCGCCCCGAGGTTCCCCGCACCGTCGGTCGAGGATCCGACCGTCATCCAGATCCCGAACGTGTTTGCGTTGGCGCCGTTGGTCCCATACTCGATCTTGATGAACACGGGAGCGGTCGCCTGTAGTGCGTCGTTGAATCGCCAGATCTCGTAACCTGCGGATGTGTTGATCGTCCCCGGCTTCACGACCGTCGCCAGGTCGATTTGCCCCGTGTCTGCCGTCTGGACGAGGCCGACGGCCGCCAGGGCGTTGTGAATGTCCTGACACGCCGTGCGGAAGGTAGCGTCCGAATTCGTCAGGTTGCCTCTGCTCCAGGTTGAGAGGGTCATTAGTCCTCCAGCTTCACGAAAGAGAGAGTCACGGTGATAGCGGCTGAAGAACCGCTCTTATTTGTCACCCTCAAATAAAAGGTTGTCGCAGGGGTGCTATCGGCGTTGCTGCCAACGAACACGGGCGCGAGATCGAGAACGAGATTCCCGGAATCCGTCAGGACCTCGCCGATCAGCCCGACCTCGCCCTCTGGGTCGGTGGTGATGGCTCGGCCAACGTCAGCAGTCCTAAATGCCGCCGTGGAGTAGATCTGAACCCAGGCATCGGCGCTGGTTTCAATCCTGGTGATGAGCGCGCTTTTGGCGACGGTGAGGTCGATCTCCTCGGAGGCGCCGTCCGCCAGGGTCCCGGTGACAGCCGTTGCGGGCGTCCTGGCCGGCTGCTCCTGGATGTAGATGGGGTACGTCTCGGGGGTGACCGTCTGGGTTCCGGGGAGGACCGTCCACTCCGAGGCGATGCCGCCAGCGTACCGGGCTTGGACAGCGGCCTTCACCACCAGGGGGGATGTGGGCGCCACGGCCACCTGCACGGATCGGACGTTGGGCCCTACGTCCACGGCAGACGCCACGCGCGCAGCCGCGTCCTCCGGGTCGGATCCGGTGAAAAAGATCACCGTGAAGCCGACGTGCACGGTCGGCGTGTTCGTGCTCGAGTAGGTCCAGGACGCCTTGAGGATCTTCCTCCCCACGAGCAGGGGGGTTCCGCCGTCGAGGAAGATGAGGGCATCGCTGTGCTGGATGGATGTAGTCGGCATCAGGTCACCAGGGAAATGCCTTCGGGGTCGGCGTCTGGGCTCGCAACCACGAGGGTGGCCGGGGCTTCGGTCGGGCTGTCATCGGACCACTCGAGCGAGACGGCAGAAGGCGCCGGCGGGACGAAGGACGCCCCGGACTCGACGCCGAGGACTGGGACGGGGGCCCCAGGGGTGCCGTAGGTCCGCCAGTGCCGGGTTCCCGCGTCGTGGCATCGCCTGGCGATCTCCTCGACCCTGGCCTTCAGCGTGGCGTTGATGGCGCCGGCGTAAAGGACGACCACGAACATGGCGTAGCCGGAGTGGCCCTCGAGGTCCACGCCGGCGTTCATGCGGGTGTTGTAGTTCAGGCGCCAGCCCGGGCCGTTCCACCTCGGGATCTGGTAGTAGTCCACGGCGTCCAGCACCTTGGTTCCCGTGAGCCCCAGGGCGTCATCCAGGACGTCGGCCATGCCCAGGTTGGTGGTCTTCGGCTTGGTGATCTCGGCGAGGATCCTATGCGCGTAGCGCAGGTCCGGCTCCGCCGTGAACCTCGGGACTCCCCAGACGTCGCCCCAGATGTCGAGCCACGTCCCCTGGGCTCCGTTCTCCGCCTGCTGCTCGAAGACCCACGACGTCTCGGAGACCGTCCAGTCCGTCGCCTGGTCATCGACCCTGGCGAGCCTCGAACCCAGCACGAGCTGGCGCTCCATGCTCGACATGGCGTCGTCGGCGTCCGGCCCCAGCATCTGCGCCTCGATGCGCAGGCGGGCGTAGAGCCAGCCCTTGCTGGGGGGCGGCATCGGGAGCAGGCGGCGCAGCTTGGCCCAGGCCGTCTGGTAGGGGGTGGTGGTCATCGCGTCTCCAAGCCGATGCTCCACCACGAGGCCGCTTGGGCGCGGCCCGGGGTTCCACTATCCGGGGGGGGTCGGCAGTCCCGACGCCCCTACCCGACCCAGGGGAATTCGTCGTCCGCGGCCCGCTTGGCGGCGCCCTTGCGGGCCCGCTGGACCTGCAGCCTGTGCATCTCGCTCCAGACCCCCATGTAGGCGACGTGCCGGTCGTGCTCCTTCACGGAGGACTTGAAGTTGCCGTAGGCGATGTCCCGGGCGGCCTGCGCCAGCGCCTCGGCGACCTGCTCCAGGGGCACCAGGGCCCGGAAGCGGTAGTCCCGATCCGGCGTCATCGTGACCTCGGCTCCCGGGAAGACCCGCTCGATGTCGCCCTTGACCCGGGCCCGGACGAGCAGGTTCTTCCGCCCTGCAGCGCCGGGCGGCTTGACGATGCTGAGGAATGCGTCGCTGAGGAAGATCCACATGGCTGGCTCCTGTTCCGCTTTCGGCGGTTCGGACACCATGCGCCCCGGCCTGGGTTGAGTCAAGCGGGCTAAGATTCGTCCTCGAACAGGCCCCGGACATGGGCACCCCAGCTGCTCCACCGCTTCGGGGCCACCCGGGGGTCGGGCTCCGGGGGGGGCGGCGGCGGGGCGGGGCGGGGGCCGGCGCCCAGGGCCTCGGCCAGCCCGTGGTCCGTCGGCTGGTTCAGGACCTCATACAGCCTGGTCCTGGGGACGAGGCTGACCGCCTGGGCCTCCCACCCCATGTCGGAGGGCGTCCCCCCCACCCGGCGGGCCGTGTAGTACCGGGCCGTGGTCACCGAGCGCCGGACATCGGCAATCCACCCGGTGATCTCGACCTGCAGGCCCGTCTCCTCGAAGGCCTCCCGGATGGCCGCCGCCTGTAGGTTGGCGCCGTGGTCATCGACGCGGCCCTTGGGGAAGGTGCCCCGGTAGCCTCCGAAGGCGTTGGTGGGGTGGATGACCCAGACCCGGCCGTCCGGCTCCTCGATGACGACGCCCGCCGCGGCCTGGTGCCCCTGCTCGACCTGCAGGGGGGGCTCGGGCAGGCCGGGATCCTGGCCGGCGACCTCCTCCCATTCCTCGTCCGTGGTGGGGTGGTCCTTCCAGGGGGTGAAGGGCACGCTGTTCAGCGTCCTGGGCACCGGGCTCCCCGGGGTCCAGGTGGCGCGCTCGTGGGGGTCCCCCCACAGGGCGGGCGGGGTGGGCTGGTGGGGGTGCTGGATCCAGACCCGCTTCCCCTCCTCGTCGCGCTTGGGGTGGGCTTGGCCCCTCCCGGGCCCCCTGGGGGGCGCCAGCGCGCCGCCGGGCGCCTCGGCGGCGGGGCGGGGGCTGCGGCGGGGCACCCTGGCCTCCTGGGCCTGCTGGGCCCGCTGCTGGGCCTCCAGGTGGGCCTGGTGGGGGCTGACCCAGACGTTCTTCCCGTTCACGAAGCGGAAGAAGCCGCGGACGTGGATGTCGCTCATGGCGTCACCCCGGTCAGGAACTGGACGGCCTCGAGCATGCCCTGCTTGACGATGGGGCCGGCCTCCTGGTCCGCCATCCCGCCCTCCATGGCGGTGCAGAGGGCCAGCACCTGCTTGGCGAGCCACCGGAAGTACTCCACGCCGGCGTGCTCCTCGCCGCGGACACCAGGGATCAAGGCCCGGATCCGCCCGGCGAGGCGCGGGCCGTTCCAGGGGGCCGGCTGGTAGCTCGGGTCCTCGCCCAGGAAGATGTGGCCCATCTCGAAGCACCAGTCTTCGATGTCCTGCAGCGAGGCCTCGCGCGTGGCGGTGCCAGCCGCGAACGCATGCCGGGCCTGCATGACGCCCGTCACGAAGTTGTGCACGAGGCCCGAGACCACGGCGACCTCGCCCAGGTAGGGGCGCCCGTCCCGCTCGGGGAGTTCGATGCCGTCGCCGACGTGGATCATCGCAGCGTTCATTGTAGGGCCTCGATGTAGGTTGGGTCGGGCGGGAGGACGAGGACGCGGTACACGGGTTTCCCGCTCGAGTGCTTGCCCTTCGAGAGGAGCATGTACCGCTGCCCCGGCAGGGTGGTGATCTCCTGCTCGGAGGCGTAGCTCCCGCTGCCGGCTGTCGGGAGGCCCTTCGCGCCCTTCGCATAGACCATCTCCATGAGGCAGCCCGTCTTGTTGTGGCCGCCAAACTTGGGGCTGTCCCCCCACGAGCTGGACATGGAGGCGCAGGTCGAGCGGGGGTTTTCGAAGAGGAGCCCGATGGGAGCCTTCTCCATGAGGGGCAGCATGGTGGGCTCGAGGGCCAGCCACCGGCGCAGCATGGTCCCCTCCGGGAATTCCACGGCGTGCTTGTAGGCGAGCTTCACGATCTTGCGTTGCTCGGGCGTCAGGCCCTTGTTGCCGAAGTTCGAGGAACCGCTGACCTGCACGTGACCGAGCCAGGTTTTCAGCTCGCTCGGGATGGTGGTGTACGCCTGGTTGACGGCGGCGCGCTCCTTCGCGGTGACGTCGTGGGTCTGCTTGGGGGTGAGGTCCAAGGTGCTTTCCACGGTGCCCAAGGTCATCCACCAGCCTAGGCGCTCATCGGCGGGGATCTGGGCCACGGTGGTCCCGGGCGGACGGTTCGGGAAGGCTTCCGACAAGGAGTCGTAGTCGGTGACGTCCTCAGCGACCCAGGCCTTCGCCTTCTTCGCCGAGGGGTTGGCGATCACCTCCATGAAGGCGACGCAGTCGGCCCAGTAGGCCTGGACGTGCTGGCTGGGGTGCTCGTTGATCGGCTTCATGCCGAGCGATGCGCCCGTGCTCTTGTCCACCGCCTCGTACTTGTAGTCCTGGAGGGCGATGAGGTTGCCCTTCATGGCGAACTTCAGGACCGCGTTCACGTCCCGCTGGTTGGCCTGGTTGACGGCCTCGCTGCTGGAGAGGCCCTTGCCCTGCCCATTCCAGTTCAGGAAGTCCGGCGGCTTGGGCAGCTTCGACTCGTCCACGGGCAGCTTCGTGGGGTCTGGCTTCGGGGGGTTGGCGAGCAGGTCGGCCCCGGGGTAGACCTTGGCTAGGTAGGCCTTCCGGGCGACGAGCTTGGCGGCCAGATCCTGCTTCTCCTTCGCCCCGCCGGGCCCCCACTTCTCGACGGCGGCCTGGATCGCGCTGTCCGGGATCTCGAGGACCTGGGCGACGGAGGTTTCCACCTGGTCGCTGGTCATGCCCTTGAAGAGAGCGGCGGTGTTGGGGTTCGTCGCCGGGTTGTTCAGGGTGTGGATCTCGTTCACCGTGGCGCTGAAGGCCTCGCCCTTGGGACCGCCCTGGGCCCGGAAGAGGAGCGCCCCGCCGACGTCGATGCGCACCGCGCTCCCGTCCGGGTCGAGGAGGAGGTTGTCGTTGCCGAGCCCGCAGACGTCCCAGTTGGCGAGCCAGGCGTCAGCGCCGAACCCGCCCTGGGCTCCTGGGGCCTTGGGGAGCGCCTTGGCGTCCTTCTTCAGGCCCTCCTTCCAGGCCGAGGCCACGCCCACCTTGCCGCCGAGGGTGACGATGCGGAGGTTCGGGACGGCCACGCCGGCGAACTTGTAGAGCTTGGAGGCCAGGACCTCGTTCTTGGCGTGGTCCTCGGTCGGCGGGAACTTGACGTACCACTTCTTGCCCAGGGCGTCCTGGTAGAGCGCACCTTCGTTGCTACCCATCTGTCCGCCGATCTTCTTCCACCCGGCGATGCTCGTGGGCACGGGCCCCGTGGCGGCCTTGCTGGACGCCGTGGCGGGCGCCGTGGGCGGGGCCGGGGATGGGGCTTGCGAAGGCGTCCCGGCCTGGGGCGGCCCGAAGGCGCCCTTGAGGTATCCGTGCAGCGCCTCGCTGGTCTTCTTCCCGCCGGCCTGGGGCATGCCGTGCAGCCAGACCATGACGCACTTCCCCTGCGGCATCCACCGGGCCTGGATCCCCAGTTCCTTCAGGTCGCTGATGATGCCCTGGCCCTTAGCCTTATCGACCTTGATCCGAGCCGTCGGCTTGAGCCCGTACTTGCCGAAGGTGACGGGCACGTCGCCGTAGAGCAGGTTCGGCGTCTGATCGCCCTTCCAGGCCAGGATTCCCTTGTGGGGCCCTCCGCGCTCCTGGGGGGCTTGGGCGGCTTGCGGGGCCTGCAGGCCGGGCGTGGGCCCGAAGACGGCGGCGAAGTCGTCATGAAGGGTCTGGTCGTCCTCCGGCTCCGCCGCGGCGCCAGGCTCTGGCTCGGGTTCGACCTCCGGCTTCGCTCCCCCGAAGATCGCATGGAAGTCCTGGGCCACCTCGTAGTCGTGGCCGTGGACGTAGATGACCTTCCCCGAGGCCGTGGTGCGCCAGTGGTCCTTGGAGTGCTTGGTGGTCACGGCTTGCCCTTGGCGGCGATGGCGGCGTCGAGCGCGTGGGCGCGGCCGGCCCAGATCGCGGCGACATCACCCATGCCCTTCGCGTGCGTGTAGAGCGCCGCCTTCTTGCAGACCGTCGCTGCCTTCTTCAGGTCGGCGTCGGCCACCATCCCCAGCCCAGCACCGCCAGCATTGATCATGTGGGCGATGGTCCCGCCGTGGGTGACACCGACCCCCGTGGCCTCCTTCATCAGCTCGCCCCAGTTGAGGCTTGCCCACTTCGGGTTGGCCTTGGGCGCCGCCGCGGCTTCGGCCTCCTTCTTCTCGCTGATGGAATCGAGGGCCTTGGCGCTGGCCAGCGCGTTGATCTTCCACTTGTTGATGGTCCCAGTCCACGATGCCGCTTCTTCGGCATCGCCCTGCGCATACCACCCATCCTGGATCGAGGTCGCAAGGTCCACCATCTTCTCGGCGGTCTTGTTCATCTCGTAGAGTTCGGATTCGGTCTTGGTGGCGGCCAGCTCGGGCGACGTAGGCCAGAACCCGAGCCACCCGTTGGAAGCAACATCGTTGTTCCAGGCCGTCCACTCGCTCAGTTTGGCGGCAAGGGCAGGGTCCTTTTTCGTGCTCACGATGGAGTCGTCCTGCGCACCGCCCAGTAGTTGGTTCGCCAGCTGGTAGTGCGCATGTGCAAGGGCTTGATGGAACGGCTGGAGTTCTTTCGCCGCCGGGGGGTAGGCCTCAATCGGGGCCACGCCGCCCAGCGAGGAGTGCGCGACGCTCGCCTTGGCATGGAGCTTCGCGGCCTCCGCGGTCCCCTCGGGGGTCCCCTTCATCTGGTACCCGTAGGCGTTGAGGCTGATGTTGGTCGCCGCGGCCGCCGGGCCTTCGTCACCCGCCTTCTTCGCCAAGAGGACGGCTAGGCCAGCGGCCTTGGCGGCCTTGTCGTTCTGGTCGGTGGCTTTGGCCAGGAGATCCTTCGCGGTGGCGACGTGGATCATGTCCACATCGGGTTCCTTGGCTGGCGTGCCGTGCGTCTGTTCCAGCCAGTGGATCGGGGCGTTGTCGTGCTTGACGTACCCCTTGCCCGCCTTCGACGCAGCGAGCTTCCCGGCGAACGCCTGGGCCTCCTGGAAGGTCGCGTCCTTGACCTTGGCCTCCTGGATCTGCGGCTTCCCCGTCTTCCCGTAGGCCGTCAGCACGCTGAACTTCCCGTTCGGCTGCTTGTGGATCTCGATGGTGTAGGTCTTGTCATGGCCTGGGAGGGTATTGCGCAGCTGCCAGACCTGCTGGACCGTCAGGTTGTTGGGCGTCCACGTCCCGCCCAGCGGGTTCGGCGCTGGTTCCGGCGCGTGGGCTGGTGCCGGCGCGGCAGGCGGCTCGGGTTTCGGCGGGGGCGGGGCAGCAGCCTTCGGCGCCGCGGCGCCCGGGCCGCCCTCGAGGTGGGCGTGGACCTTGGCGGCGTCCTCGGTGCTGGCGAAGTGCAGGTGGTCGTAGGCCCCGGTTCGGCCATGGTGGTTCGCGCCGGCGCGGCGGGCCTTCGTGACCTTCACGCCCAGGCTGTCGGCCACCTGCTTGATGGCCTTGGCGTCGTGGGCGTCGGTGGCCCGGATGTAGGCCCCCTCCTTGGCGTGCACGCCCAGGGCCGACCGCTGGTGGAGGGACGCCTCGGGGTGTTCGCCGTGGACCTTGTTGTCGTACTCGTGGATGTAGACGACCTTGCCGCCCTGGACCCGGTAGTGGGACTTGACGTGGGCCTTGAGCAGAAGCCGCCCCAGGATGGCTCGGATTTCCATGCGCGCTCCGGTAGGCCTCATGGTGATTCCCCCTCCGGGCGCCCTCGTCATGGGGTCCCCACTATCCCCGGGGGGTTGCCAGCCCCACAGAACCAAGCGCCCGCGCAGGGGGTGAGGATGGCCCCGTGGCCGCTACCTGGAAGACCTTCCTGCTCGTGCCCCTCGCCATCGGGGGAGCCGCGGAGCTGACCGCCGAGGTCGTGCCCCCGGCGGGGGCCACGCTGACCGCGGTGCGGGCCCTGGTGGGCGCCGCACCCGCCGCGGACCAAGACGACCCCACCCTGGCTCCGGTGGATCTCCCGGTCGCGCCGATGGAGACCGTCATCGCCTGGAAGCTCCCGGCATCCGATGCCCAGGTGGTGTCCTGGTTCGCAGAGTTCTCCCCCGGGGGCTGGCAGGCCGGCCCGGTGGTGGAGGGTGTGGACCTGCGCCCGGGCTTCGACACCGACCTGAACGCCCCCCTCCGGTGGTTCCTGGACCGGCTGAAGGGGCTTCACGCCGCCTCCCCCTTCCTGCCGGATGGCCGCTTCGAGTTCCGGGAGGCCTACCCCCGGGACGTGAACGGCTTCCCCCTCGGGGCCGTGCTGGTGAACCAGATCTCCCCCCTCCCGGGGCCCCTGAACGACATGGAGGGCGTGGATGGGCCCCAGGTCGGAGACCTGCGCCGCTATGGCCGCATCCACCACGTGCAGATGTCCTGCCGGGCCTGGTTCGCCACCCCCGAGGAGCGGATCCTCGGCTTCAACTGGCTGGTGAAGCACATCCCGATCATCGCCTTCTTCTCGTCCAAGGCCGGGTTCATGGAGCCGACTTGGCATGTAGTGCAAGAAGAGGACTTCGAGTCCTTCGGCGTGCCCACCTTCATTGCCCAGGCCACCTTCGAGGCCGACATCCACTGCACCTTTTCCACGTCCATCCGTACCGGCTATGGCCGGGTTCTTGTCAGCTAAGGAGGTCCCATGCCTGGTCTGGTCGGCATCAACGTTGACGGCGCCTACGTCGTGCGCCCCGGCGTCTACCCCACCATCGACGCCTCGGAGATGGTGCCCACCCGCCCCGCCCTCGGCGGGCCCGTCGCCATCGCCAGCCCGGCGGATGGCGGCGTCCCGGGCGAGACCTACATGTTCCGGTCCTTCGCGGCGGCCCAGGCGGTCATCCGCGGCGGCGCGGTCCTGAGCTTCCTCAGCCGCATCTTCCGGCCCTCGGGCTCCCGGCCCGGCGCCTCCACGGTCTACTGGACGCGCATCGGCGCGCCCACCCAGGCCACGGCCTCTCTGGCCGGCATGGACTTCACGTCCGTGGACTACGGCCGCCACACGAACGGCATCAGCATCGCCGTCGCCAGCGTGGGCGAGGCCGCCGCGGTCGCCGCGTCCAACACGCTGACCTCGGACGGCACGGCTCCGGCCGACGGCGCGACCGTCACCATCGGCGCCAAGACCTACACCTTCAAGACGGCGCTCACGCCGACGGAGGGCGAGGTCCTGATCGGCGGCTCGGCTGCGACCGCCCTCGCAAACCTGAAGTCCGCCATCAACCACACGGGCGTCCCGGACACGGACTACAAGTGCGCCGCCGCGCACCCCACCGTCTCGGCTGGCACCCTGACGGCCACGACCCTCGCGGTCGCGGCCCTCACGCCCGGCACCGCTGGGAATTCCATCGCCACCACGGAGACCTCCACGCACCTGTCCTGGGGCTCCGCCACCCTCACGGGCGGGACGGCGGCCGTGCTGCCGACCTGGACGGTGACCATCCGCAAGCGCATCGACAAGTTCACCCGCGCCATCAGCGTGGGCCGGGCCCTGGAGGTCAAGAGCACGGCGACCTCGCCGAAGGTGGTTTTCGACCACGCGGCGAAGCAGGTCCTGCAGTACGAAAACGGCACCGTCGTGGCGACGCTCGACTACCCCTCGGACGCGGTCACGATCTCCAACGTGGCAGCCTTCCTCTCGGCGCGCTCCGGCTGGACGGCCAGGGTCAAGAGCGGCGGCGACCCCTCCATGCCGGCGCGCTACATGGACAACCCGGTCCTGGGTTCGGCGGTGGTGATCTCCGCGACGGACTGGACCGAGCTGCAGGCCTGCCAGGGCCAGCTGGTCTGGAAGCTCGCCAACGGTGGCCTGCAGGTGACCGCCGTGGAAACGGCGACCGGGACCTACGACGTGCTCTCGGAGGTCGCCGAGACCTACCTCACCGGCGGCACCGGGACGGCCAACGACACCTTCGTCTCGCAGGACTGGAGCGACGGCCTGGCCCTGCTCGAGACGGTGCCGGCGCGGCATCTCTTCCTGCCCAGCGCCGATCCGACCGTCCAGACCCTCGGCCTGAACCACTGCATCGACCTCGCGGCCGTCACGCGCAAGCGGTGGCGGGCCTTCTACACGGGCGGGCTCCCCGGCGAGACCTACGAGGACGCCGCTGCCGCCGCCGTCACCTTCGACGGACCCTGCGTCTACGCCTGGAACGGGACCGAGGACGGGAACCCGATCTCCGGGCTCCGCGAGAACCTCGGCGGCCTCGGGACGGCGGCGCAGATCTGCGGTCTGGCCGCGGGCTCCTATTCCAGCGAGCCGCTGACCAACAAGCAGGTCCGGGCGTCCAGCCTGGAAGTGGCGAACCCCTCGGACGAGGTGGTGGACACCCTCCTGGTGGCCGGCGTCACGCCCATTGCCCCGGACCCCACCACCGGCGCGGCGACCATCGTCCAGGCCATCACGACCTACCAGGGCGGCCCCAACGTCATGTTCCGCAAGCTCCAGGGCCTGCTGATCCAGTTCGACATCCTGTACGGCTGGCAGGCGATCCTGTCGGACTTCGTGGGCCAGCCGCTGGACCTCGAAACCGCCGAGAAGATCAAGGCGCGGTGCGCGAAGTTCCTGGACGCCATCACCCGCAGCCCGCAGAACCCGGGCGGCGTCCTCACCAAGGGGTACGCCAACGGCGACGAGCTTCCGGCCTGGGAGGACCTCACGGTCGAGGGCGACGGCATCGACTCCTGGGACATCCGGGTCAACGCGCACCCCGTGGGCGAGACGGCCTACATCCCGGTCAAGACCAAGCTCACCCCGCAGAAGTTCTCGCTCTGATCGCCATCGCGCATCGCGTAAAGGAGGCAGGCCATGGCTAACCGTAACGAAGCCCAGGTGATCGGCGGCCATACCGCCATCATCCAGATCGACGGCCAGAACGTCGGATTCATGCAGGGCGTCACCTGGAACCGCGATTTCGGCGTGCAGCCTGTCCGCGTGCTCGGCACCATCGAGCACCAGGAGCATCAGCAGACCGACTACGCCATCACCGGGGAGATCAACAAGCACTACCTCCGGAGGAACCTGGGCGAGGATTCCAAACTGGATTCCCGGACTGCGGCCCAGCTCGTCAGGACTGGTACCTTCGACCTCGTGGTGCTGGACGACGTCACGAAGAAGCCGATCCAGGTCCTAGAGGGCTGCACGCTGCGCGGCGACTCCTCGGGCGTGCAGGTCGGCCAGCTCACCACGAAGCGCTTCACCTTCCAGGCGCTCCGCACTCGCTGAGGTAGAACATGAGCATCACCGACCCCGTCCTCGCCGCCGCCGCCGGGCTGGACCCCAACATGGCGGAGTTCAGCGCCAGCGACATCTTCAAGGCCCCGACCTTCACCTACGACTTCAAGAGCCCGGCTTTCCCGGTGCTGAACGGCCCCGTGGTGATGAAGTACCCCACCATCGGGGACGCCGTGGAGATCGAGCGCGTCATGCGCCTGTACGGCGGCGGGCCGGTGGCCGAGGTCTTCGCCACCGCGCGGGTCCTGGTGCAGCGCGCGCCCTCCAGCTGGTACCGGCGGGAGTCGGAGACCCAGCCCCCCGTGCTGGTTGTGGACCTGATCCCGGACCCCGATGGCCTGCGCGACATGGTCGTGGCCTTCGACCGCTGGAGGTCGTCTTTTCGATCTGGTGGCGCTGGAGAGGGTGTGGGACGCGCCGCAGGCTGACATCGCCCTGCTCTGGGCGGGGTCGAGGGCCCTGGGCCTCCACCCCTGGCACCCCGAGGCCCTCAACCGCACGGCCTACCAGCTCACCTGGGCTGTCCTGCTGGCGAAGCGCGAGGAGGGGGAGGATCCCTTGGAGACCCGGAACAAGCACCGACAGCAGCGCCTGGATGAGCAGGCGGGCGAGCTGGTGGCCTGGGCCGATGCGCACGTGACCAAGTGGAGGGGGCTGTGATCGTCCAGACCTTCGACGCCCTTCTCTCTGGACGGCTTGGAACCCGCCTCAGCTGGGAGCGGGCCCACCGCTGCCCGTGCACCGAGGAGTTCGGCGGCGCGGACGTGAGCTGCCCGGTGTGCCTCGGGAAGGGCCGGTACTGGGACACGCCCAGCGCCGATTTCCGGGCGGGCGTCGTGAGCCTCACGGCCCGGGCCCTGGCCGCCATGCAGATGCAGTTCGGCCCCGGCTTCGTGGGCGACGGGACCATCTCCCTGCCTTCGAACTGCCCGGCCTGGTTCGATGTGGGGGAGGGTGACCGCTTCCTCAGCCTGGACAACCAGGACTCTGTCGAGCAGGTGGTCGGCGCCGGCTCCGTGGTGAAGCTCCCCGCCGGCGCCGACGTCGTGTCGGCCTACATCCGGCAGGGCAGCACCCTCCAGGCCGTCACGCCGCCCACGCCGGACGACCAGGGCCGGGTGACGGTGGCCCGGGCCACGGTGCTCGCCCTGCGGGTGCCCCGCCGCTACGAGGTGGTGCGCGCCATCCCCCAGATCCGCGGCTGGACGCCCGGGCTCCCCAAGAAGGTGCTCGTGCGCATGCTCGACGTCTCCACGAGGTGATCCATGGGTGTCGAGCGCAATCTGGACGGCGGGCAGGTGATGAAGGGGTTCCTCTCGAACCTGCAGGAGAGCATCCGCGGGGCTTTCCAGGGGACCAGCTTCGGCACCGCCTCGGCTTCGGTCCAGGTGGACATCGATGTCAAGGACGCCAAGCTCAAGGCCACCGAGGAGGCCATGGACCGGCTGGCCCAGGCGGGGAAGTCCGGCACGCCCTACATGCCGTCCGCGGCGCCCAGCCCAGTGCCGAGCGTCCTACCCGAAGTCCCCCCGCTCTCGGGCTCGGATCTCGCCTGGCGGCGCTTCGACCTGGTGGAGCCGGGGCGGCACCGCGCGCCCGTGGACTACGGCTCCCCGGATGCCCCGCCGCCGGGCCAAACGCCCGGGTCGCGGGCCAGCTCGCTCTGGTCCCAGATCAAGGAAGGCGGGGCCATCCACACGCTGCGGGAGGCCGGTCGGTTCGGCGGCTCCTGGCTGGGCGCCCTGCAGGGGGACGAGAAGGAGGAGGCCACCCGCTGGATGAGCCTGGGCGGGCGCCGGGAGGCCTTCCAGGCCTCGGAGTCCTTCGAGGGCATCGAGAAGGCGGGGCGGCGGGTCGCGGCCCTCTTCCGGGAGATCGAGAAGTTCGGGGAGAAGGCCCCGGAGTCCATCCGTGCGGCCGCGGAGATCGAGAAGCTGCGAGCCCGGATCGATGAACTGGCCTCCAGCGGGAAGGTCGCGGCGGACTCCCTCGGCGGGGCGGAGGGCGCCCGGGCCCGGGCTGAAATCGAGGCCGTTCAGCGCGCCGCTGGGGCCGGGAGCATGGCGCCCCCCCCGGACGAGCGTGGCGGCCTGGGGCTGCCCCACATCGGCGTTCGGGACCTCGGCTACATGGCCCGGGATCCCCTCGGGGCGGCGCGGAGCCTGGCCTCCCGGTCGATCCTGCAGGCCATCATGCAGTCGGGGCTCTCCAAGGCCCTCCAGGCGCCCTCCCTGGCCGGCGCGGGCGGGGCCATGGAGGCCTTGGGTGGCGGGGCAGGGGGCGCAGCCGGAGTCGCGGGCCTCGGGGCCGGGGCGCTGGTCGCCGGGCTGGCCGCCGGCTGGAAGTTCAATTCCAGCCAGGCGAGCGACGCCGTCATGGACGCCGAGGGCAAGATCGCGGACGTCCGGGGCTCCCGGGCACTGGGCCGGGACTTCGACTTCCGGGGCCTGACTTGGAACCCGGACAGGATGCGCTTCCGTGAGGGCACGGGGCTCCTGAACGCCCGCGCCGCCTTCGGCGTGCTGGGCCAGATGGGGATCGGGACCGACAATTTCCAGGGCGGCGGGATGGAGGCCCTGCGCATGGCCGACAGGATGCGCGTCTCCGCGCTGGACATGGGCGTGGACGAGGGGGCCCTGGCCTCCTTCGTCGGCACGTCCATGCGCTCCGGGGAGACGGGGCGCAGCGGCCAAGCCGTCACGTCCCTGCTGGCGCGGATCAGCGGGCTCATCGAGGAGGGCAACAAGGCCGGGGTCGCTACCAGCGAGAAGCTGGGCGTCCTGGCCTCCCTCCGCCAGCAGGAGCAGGCCGCGACGGGGTACGTGAGCGCCGAAAGCTCCCGGATCACCGACCTCATGTCCGCCCGGCTGGACGCCACTGGCGTGGCGGCCCTCCGCGGCCAGGCCGGCTTGGCGCCCATGCAGGCCCTGGCCCAGAACCAGAACCAGGAGTTCCGGGCCATGGCCCTCCAGCAGATGCTGGACGGCCGGGGCGGCCTGTCGGCAAGCGGGAAGGCCCTGGTGGATCGGTTCCTGGATCCCGAGACCCAGAAGCTGATGCGCGCCGGCGGGGCGGACTCCACCGCCATGGCCCAGGCCGTGCTTGAGAAGCCCGGGTTCCGCCAGCAGTTCGCCGAACGGTTCATGAAGGAGCACCCCGAGCTTTCGGGCTTCCAGATGCAGCACTTCCTGGGCCTGACCGGGCTGTCGGAAGCCCAGGCCTACTCGTTCATGGGCGCCCTTCGAACCGGGCGGGATCCCCGGTCCTCCACCGCCGCTGGCGGCGAGGCCCCGCGGCGCCGGACCAAGACCGACGACAACCTGGACATGCTGAAGAAGGAGGGTCTGGACGCCCTCACCATCCAGGGCGCCGCCGGCCTGCAAGTGGAGATGCTGAAGACCACCCGGGAGTCCACGGAGCTGCTGAAGGTCATTGCGGCCAACACCGCGGCCAAGGGCGCGATTCAGGACGTCAAGGCCCAGGTGGCCGATACGGTTTCCGCCACGGCTGCAGCCGTCGTGGACCCCAAGCAAGAGACGATCATGCAGGCGGCAGCGATGCTGGGCCCGCAGGGCGTCGGGATGCTCATCGACCGGCTGCGCCAGGGCTCCCGGAAGTAGGGCACGGGCAACCCCCCGGGGATAGCGCCCAGCGCCCAGGGCGGGCCGGGCCCGCGCCTGGAGATGCTTGGGGGACCGACCGGCCTCTCTGCCTGGAGCCCACAATGAAAAGCATCCGAGCCTGGTTCACCGACACCTGGAACCTCATCCAAGCCTGGTTCACCGACACCTGGAAGCTCGACGCCGACACCGCGGCGCGCGTCACGCGCGTCACCCTCTGGCTCGCCCTCTTCGCGCTGCTGGGCTCCGTGCTCGGCATGCTGGCCTTCGCCATGCAGTGGGCGGATCCCAACGGCCTCTTCTGGGAGCTGGTGGTCCGGGCCAGGAAGGACCTCTTCAAGGGCTTCGGGGACCTGGGCCGCAGCATCTTCGTGCTCCTGCTCACCACGCTCGAGTGGTGGGCCGTGGAAAGCTCGCCCATGGGCCGCCGGTGGATGATCTACCACCAGGACGAAGCCGGGAACTTCACCGAGCCCGCCGAGGTCCGCGCCGCCAAGAAGCGCAACGGCGTCCTGGTCTTCATCGGCATGCTGGTGGGGAACGCCATCATCTTCGCGGCGGGGCGCTGA